CGACGAGGGCCAAGGGTCAGGGGCCCACGAACCACAAGGTCATCTCGGTGGTGTTCGAGGGCTACGAGGATGTCTACAACCTCGATGTTGCCGAGTATCATAACTTTGCGATCACGGGCGGCGTTTTTGTCCATAATTCCGGCAAGTTGGACCTAAAATTCAACCCGCTGTCGCAGGACGAAGATTTTTTTGTGCCCGTAAGAAAGGGAGTCCAGCAAACCAAAATTGAGGTTGTTGGAAGTCCTGCATGGCAGCACATGGAGGATGTGGAGTATTTCAAGGACAAGCTGTTTGCTGCCTTGAAGATCCCGAAGGTGTACTTGGGGGCGGAGGCGCCGCGCGCTAAGGGCTCGCTATCGCAGCAAGATGTGCGATTTGCCCGAAGTGTCCTTCGTTTGCAGCGAGAACTGAGGAATGGGCTGAAGAAGATAGCTCGTGTGCACTTGGCGGCACTTGGGATTGATCCTTCGCGGGTGGAGTACGAGATCTACATGACGCCGCCGTCGTCGATCTTCGAGCTAGCGCAGCTCGAAGTAAGGAACGCGAAGGCGGACTTTGCTGGCCGGATGAACCAGTTCGTGTCCATGCATTGGATATTACAGAAGGTATTCGGGATGTCGGATACCGAGATCGAATACATCATCAAGCAGCGCCACGAGGAGCAGCTGGCGGACGCGGAGGTTCAGGCCAAGGCTATGGGCCTCCAGCTCGACACCCAAGGCAAGGCCCAGATGCAGCAGGCCGCGGTGCAGGGTCAGCTCCAGCTCCAGCAGCAGGCACAGGCAGCCCAGCTCCAGCCGCCGCAGGCCGCGGGCGGCAAGCAGGAAGGCGCAGCGTCGGACGACCTGCGCAAACACTTGCGTGACTCGAATGCAATGTCCCAGATATGGCCGTTAATGAGACAGCCGGGTCGATATAAGTCGATTACGGAGCAGGAATTGTTTAGCGGCAATCGGGAGCACGAGAAGAAGATGGAGGAGCAGCTTGAGCAGCTGATGGAGGGCAATACTGGTTTAGGTAAGAAGCTCAACGAGTTACGAGAACTCATGAGTGATTTGAAAATGACGATGCCGAGGCACTGATATCTGATCAGAGTCGCTTGACACTGATCCGTATATCTACCTAGTATCGCCCGAACAAAGGTTGGCCAAGCTCGTGGCAGGAAATCTTATCAATATCGACGGCCGGGCAGTCCCGGTCGAAGTGATTCAGCGTCTCGTCGAAGGATCTGTGGAGCAGTTCACGTCTCTTCTTGACGAGGCGGTGGAAAGTCACGCCGGCAACCTTGGGTTGGTGGAAGGCGAGACGGCCGGACGTCTCGCGACCTTTGACGACCGGGTCATCGTGGGAACGTCGGCAGGCCGGTACTTCGAGGTTCCCTTCAAGGTCGAGGGTGATGGCTTCAGCTTTGGCGAAGCGAAAGACCTGGACGTTCCTGTCGTGGAGGATGTGGCTGATCTGAGCAACGTCCGCAGCTACACGATGAGCGTCGTCGACTCGATCTTGTCCGAGGGCGTCGAGCAGGCAGCAACCAAGCTTCTGGGACTCACGGCATTGCACGAGCGATACGCTCGTTCGAAGCGCGACTATGTCTCGGAAGTGGCGGCGGCGATTGCCGGCGAGCGCCCTTGGCGTCAAGTCTACCATGAGCAACGTGCCGATATTTATCGGCACGTTGTGGATCAGATCGAAGGGATTCGAGAGTCTCAGCTGGAGGCGAAGTATGCGCCTTTGTATGAGACGGACGATATTCCTGAGGAGAGGTTCGAGGACTTTCGCGAGTCGGCCGAGTCTGATCTGTCCTTGCTAGCGCACCGACTTGAGTCGGTACACCACGATGTAGAGACGGCCTATTTTCCGTTTCGTGAGTCCATTGACTTGGACGCGTTGGACGAGGATGAGGACGTCGTCGGTCACTTCTGCTTTTTTGCGGAAGATTTGATGGAAGACCTGCAGGAGCTTCGGCAGCTAGTCGCTGAGGCGATGCAGCATGAGCAGTGCGTCATGTGCCTTGGTCAGATCTATGACTCCATCGCGGAGTCGTTGGCCGACTACGAAATCGCGGGGGCCTTCGTCGAACGGATGGTGAACGCCTCCGAAGGCAGCGCAAAGTCTGAGGCCCCGTACACAGGAGACGTTCGATGATCCACAGGTATCCACGTATTTTGACCACCATGGAAGAGGACTTCCGTGCGATTGGTCTATTGCCAGCGCAGGAGCTGCACGAGGTAGATTCGCCGCAGAATCCCCGTGACATTCCTTCCCCCGACCCGAGCACCCTCGGTGGCAACATCGACGACAGCGAAAGCTCCGTCGAAAAGCGCGCTCGTCACAGCACGGGCAAGCAGCCCCGCCCGAAGCTCGGCCCTGACGCCCGCGACGATCATGACGACCCGGAAGACGCGGGCGGAAACATGAAGAAGGGCAAGAACGCCGGCACCTATAACAAGGCGCCGAACTATCGCGAGTCGCGCGAGCGTCGCGTCGGCCGTGAGTATCGCGAGGCCGAGGAAGGCAACCCGCGCGCGAATATCGACGACGGCTACAAGATGCTCAAGAAGCGCATCTTGGAGAAGCCGTCCAAGGGTATTCACTACGACGACGGCAAGGAGCCAGATGAGGCCGAGGGCCTGACGCCCGTCGGTACACATCTGCACATGAAAAAGAACACGGGCAAGGCCTACGAGTCTGCCTCGATGTCTCGTGCGCAGCAGCTGGTGCAGGAGGTCGACGACCTGCTGGCCGGTTCGGCGATGGACGAAGAGCTTGGTGAGCTGGAGCGCGGCTTTGCCCTGCTGGGCGAGAACGCGGTGCTCTTGGCCGACCGTCTGCTGCAGATCTCGGAGCACTTCGAGGTCGAGGAGCAGTACGCCGCGCTTGAGGCACTTGCCGACTACGCGCTGGAAGCCCTTGAGATTCTTGAGATGAAGGTCTCGTTCGAAAAGGACAAGGCCAAGTCGATCAAGAACGGCTCGTATCACTACGAGGACGAAGACGAAGAGGGCATCGCCGTCGAAGACATCCGTGATGCCTTCAGCGCAATGACGCTGCAGCTCATGGATTCCGTCGAAGTCTACGACGCCACTTTGGCCGAGATGGCCAAGGGTGACGACGACGATGATGACGATGATGACGACGATGACGACGACGATGATGACAAAGAGGAGATGCGGACCATCGATGCGCTCAGGAAGGGCAAGACGCCTTCCGACCGCACGATGAAGAAGTCCGTAGCCGATCTGACTCGTTACGGCCGCGCCCAACAGCCCCCCTCGGTTGCAAAGGCGACTGTCAGGGGCGTCGCGAAGAAGAAGGCAGCCAACGAGAGCGTGAGCGATCGGCTGAACCGCCTCCGCGAGCATCGCTCCAGGTACGACGGCCGCCCTATCTGAGCCTCAGCCGGCTCACGGTTGAGGAACCACGAGGGCGACGAACAGCCTACTCATCGGGTCGCAAGGAACTGATCGGAATCGAACCACGTGATGGCTTTGGAAAATCAACACTTCTTCCAAAACGGCGCAAGAAAAAGCCGGAATGGAGCACGGAGTATGATGTCGAGCCATTTGCGTCACAGATTGCCCGAACCGACTTGCGCGGCGATTTTCGATGGAGCCGTAAGTAATGTCCGGGAATAAACAACTTCTAGTCGACACGATGTCCTTTAGGTGCACGCGCCTAGAGGAAAGCGCGGCGGGTCCCGGCAAGTACATTGCTCGCGGTGAATTCGCCAGGGCTGATCGAGCCACTGAGAACAAGCGTCTGTACACGCACCGTCTTTGGGAGCGTGAGCTTACGCGGCTCAATCGGCAGCTCGAAGAGAACAAGGTGTACGGCGAGCTGGATCACCCGATGGACGGGCGCACTCAGCTCAAGCGGGTCTCTCACATCGTGACGGATCTGAGGCTAGAGGGCGAAGTCGTGGTTGGCACGGCGCACATCTTGGATACCGACTCGGGGCGCAACCTGAAGGCGATCCTAGATGCGGGCGGCGCGGTAGGCGTGTCGTCGCGCGGCTTTGGCACGACGAAGCCAAACATGAAGGGTGAAGACGTCGTTCAGGACGATTACAAGCTGATGACGTTTGACTTTGTCGCTGAGCCCGCTCAGCAGACAGCATACCCGGTAGTCTCCGTGGAAGATCGGGACACTGGACCGGCTGAGAATCGTCTCGATTCACAGCCACAGGAGGCAGCTATGGGTGGGAGCACGAGCTGGAAAGAGTTCAGGGCTCAAAACCCAGAGCTTGCTGAGAGCTTTTGGGATGATGCGGAGCGCGAGTGGGAATTGAAGGCGGCGGACATCTGGGCAAAGAAGATTACCGCTGCCAAGCAGGAGACTGCTGACAACCTTCGCGCTGAGTTCGCAGAGAAGCTTGAGGCGGCGCTGGGAACGACGAAGCGAGAGATTGAGGAGTCTGTCCGTGAGCAGCTCATGGCAGATCCGTCTGTTGCCGGCGCGAAGGCAGCTCTCGACGAGGTCAGGCGAGTTCTGCGTCCTCATGTGATTCCTGAGGACGTGGAGTCGGTTGTTCGCGAGCGAGAGGAGATCATCGAGGAGCTGGAGAGCCGGCTTGCCGACAAAGATCTGCAGATGGCGAACCTTGCGCGCGAGAACGAGCAGCTTGCTGGCATTGCGCGTGAGGCTGGGTATCGATTCCACATGGAGCAGCAGCTCCATGGTGTTCCAGATGCCTCGTTCGTACGTGAGCTGATGGGCGACGTTCGTCGCTTTGGATCTATCAAGGAGATGGATCAGACGCTTGCGTCAATCGTGGAGGATGTCGAGGCGAAGCTTGCTGAGGAAACGAAGCGGGATTCGGAAATCGAAAGCCTTCGCGAAGAGGTGGGTCGTCAACGAGTGGCGACGGAGAAGGCTCTGGAGGCCGCGAAGCATCTGGCTGCACAGGTTTACCTGGAACAGAGGCTTGCGAACCATCCTGAGGCCGGCCTCGTGCGTTCTCTGATGGAGAACCGCCGCCCGGAGAGCAAGGAAGAGGTCGATCGGATTCTGTCGGATACCCGTAGGGCTCCGATGGTGCAAGAGGACATTGAGGCGGCCCGCGCCCGTGTTCGCGGCATTCTTGGAAGCTCGACCAGGGAGTACCTGGAAGAGAACGAGATTCCTCGAAATGGTAATGGCAGGGCAGCACAGGATTACAACGGGCTCGGAGCGAACCTCGGAGATATCCGTGCCCTTGCGGGGATGCCTGATGGCGGCGCCCAAAATAACTGAAGGACACGGAGGCTAAGAAGATGGAAGCGCGACAGCTAATGCTGACCGAGAACCGTAGGTCGATCGCCGACAAGGGCTTTATCCAGGGCCTGATTGGCAAGTGGGGCGAGCTGCTGGAAGGGATTGAGAATCCCTATACCCGCGGTGTCACTGCGATGCTCATGGAGAATGAGTCGCAGTGGCTTCAGGGCCTGGAGGAGGAGACCAAGACGATCAACGTTGGTTCCTTCACCAAGTTCATCTTCCCGGTCTTGCGCCGGGTGTTCCCGAACTTGATCGCCAATGAGATCGTGTCGGTTCAGCCGATGACGGCTCCCGTTGGCGCGGTGTTCTTCTTCGATTACAAGTATGGGTCGAACAAGGGCGCGACGCAGGCGGGCGCGATCTTCCCCCGCGACTTCGATCGCGACTACTCGTCTGAGTTCGTGAACAACGAGCAGCTCACAGCTGGCGATGGCACGAACTTCGGCGGCGCTGGCGCAGCGCTCAACGCTGTTCTTGCGTGGACCCCGGTCCGCCCGCTGAACGCGTCGCTGGGCTTCTCCGTGTCGATCGTCGAGGTCGATTCGGCGGGTGCTGATGCGCAGACGGCGACGGACAATGGCACCGGTGGCTTCACGGGTGACACGACTGCGGGCGCCATCAACTATGGCTCGGGCGCGGTCACCGCGTTCAAGTTCACGGCAGCTCCTGCCGCGGACAGCACCGTGGTGGCGCGGTACTACTACGATGGCGAGCTGAACACGAAGATCCCCCAGGTGAACCTGGACATCACGCGTCAGCCGATCGAGGCAGTGCCGCGTCGTCTGAAGGCGCTCTGGTCGTCTGAGGCAGCGGAAGACCTTCGGGCCTTCCACGGTCTGGACGCCGAGACCGAGCTGGTCTCGGGTATCGCCCAGGAAATCGCGCTCGAAATCGACCGCGAAATCATCAACGATCTGTTCGTGACGTCGGCCTCGGGTCGTACGGACACGTTCAGCTTCTCGCCTCCTGCTGGTATCAGTGAAATCGATCACCTGCGATCGATGATCACGACGGTCAGCAAGATCTCGAACTTCATCCACAAGGACACGCTGCGTGCTCCGGCGAACTTCCTCGTCACCTCTCCTGAGGTGTCGGCGAGGATCGCGCAGCTGACCACGCATGGCGACTTCCGTCCGCTGTGGGTGTCTGGCGGTGCGTCGCCCTACGGTCCGGCTGATATGCCGCGTCCTTTGACGCAGCACGGTCAGTTCGGCATCTACAAGGTCGGCACCCTCATGAACAAGTGGGTGGTCTATGAGGATCCGTTCTTCGATTCCGACAAGATGCTTGTTGGTCTCAAGGGCGCGAGCTTCCTGGACGCCGGCTATGTATGGGCTCCGTACATCCCGTTGCAGGTCACTCCCACGTTCCTCGACCCGGCAGACTTCTCCTTCAGGAAAGGTCTGCGTACGAGGTACGGCAAGAAGGTCCTTCGTAGTGAATACTACGGACGGATCACGTTCACTGGTCTGTAAGATCTTGTGATTCAATATCCCAGCAATGGGATCTAAAAGGGGCGGGCCTGAACAGGTCCGCCCCTTTTTCGTGAAGGACTGGGAGGCGAAAAAGGGCGGAAGAGTAGATTCGTCTCGCCGCGATGAGCGACTGTTTGTGATCGCGCGGCAGGCGTGATCTGGAGCAGCCGTGGCGTGTGGTATTGTTCTCTGACTGATCTGCCCTGACGGGCCTTGATGATGAGGACTCATGCTACGACTTTTAGGCGGTTGTGATGAGAGTGCGGTTGATGTAGTAGGCGGGGGCGTTGAGGTGGGGATGAGGGAGCCTGTGCTGCGCGGGCTGTATGTTTTGGCGGACATCGAGGAGCTAGCGGATGTGATGATGTCGCTCGTGGACGAGGTTCGTGATAGAACTATGCAGATCCGCGGGCGAATGGACGCGATGGATCGTAACGCAGCACGAGCAACACCCCGCCGGGCGCTGGGTCAACACGAGGGAATTAGACATGGCGAAGAGCTATCGCAAGGCAGATAATTGTGGGCCCGTTCCTTACCCGTCCGACCCGGAGAAGATGCTTCAAGAGGGCGAGACGGTAACGGGGGACGAGTGGGAGCCGCTTGTTGCGCTTGGCTTCGTCGTGGCTGTAGAGGATGGCTCCGAAACTGTGGAGGAGCCGAAGACAGAGCCTGAGCCCGAGTCGAAGTCCGAGCCTGAGTCGACGCCTGAGCCTGAGGCTCCCGAGGCTGAAGCTGCCCCTGTCTCGGAGGACGTGTCCGATCCGAAGCAAGGCGAGGAGGTAAGCGACGATGGCATGCGAGAGGCTGATGAGCGAAGCGGAGCTGAAGGAGTGGATACTCCGACGGCTGGGGAGCCCGGTGGCGAGGGTGTGTCTGGACGAGCTACAGCTCGACGACGCAGTCGACGAAGCTAAGCGCTGGTTCGCGGCTAAAAAAGGGGTCGATCGTGACATAACGATCGACCTATACGCAGGGCAGGTCGAGTACACCATGCCCGACGACTGCGACGCCGTCATCGACGTGTCGTTTCAGGTGAGCCCGCTCGACATCTCCCTGATCTTCGCTCCGCACATCATTGCGGACGAGAAGATTCCGTACAACGCGTTTGCAGCCCCCAGCTCTGTGGGGCTTTACAGCTCGTTCACGCAGGCTCTTCAATACGTGGAGATGGCCAAGCGCACGCTGAACGCGGAGCGCAATTGGTTTTATTACCCGTACAAGAAGATCTTAGTGACGCTGCCTGACCCGAAGGGCGGCGGCAAGGCATTCGTCGAGTACAAGAGCACCTGCAACAATATTGAGCAGCTGCCTGAGAGAGATCATGACTTGGTCAAGCGCTATGCCCTTGCGTTGGCGAAGCAGGACCTTGGCATGATTTACAGCAAGTATTCGGTGTGGCCTACGGCGCAGGGACAGGTTCAGCTTAACGGAGATCAACTGCTTCAGCAGGCGGAAAAAGAGCGAGAGAGGCTGGAAGATGAGATCTACGAGAGCGCTAAGCCCATGCCGTTCTTTGCCATGTGAGAGATCGCTATGAATCGAAAGTCCTTGATGGAAGCTGGATACATCTCGCCGGCCAGTTTGGTAGCTCTTCACGAGGAGACGTCTGAGCTGGAGAAGCGTTGCATCTATGACGTGATGCAGAAAAACAAGGACGGCTCGAAGTCCGAGCGGCTAAGCCGCGCGTATGCGATCTGCCGTGCCAGTCTCCAGAAGGCCAAGAAGATGAATCCTGGCACGGAGAAGATGACGAAAAAGGGTGCAGCGACCAGCGCGGCCAAGGCCAAGAAGGATGATCATGGCGCCAAGGTCAAGGGCTTCGAGAAGGCCGTGAAGGCCGCGAGGAAGGGCTAGGCATGTTCAAGGACATTATTCGTGAGTGGGACGACTACTTGCACATGGTCGATCGGCGAGCGAAGGCGCTCGATGAGGCCGAGGACGATGAGTTGCTGCATACGCGATCCAAGAAAGCGCATGACGACTCCCATCTTCTACAGCATGTCGCTCGCAATTTTCATGCGAGATACGTCAAAGGTGACCTGAGTCCAGGGGAGTCACCTCCTTCGAGGAAGGAGGCGGAGGCGAATAGGCAGCGTATTGCCGGCCAGCTTTCCGCTCATCAGAAGAACCATAATGACCTGGCGCATGCGCACATGTCGTCGGGGAATTACAGCGACGCCACGAAGCATGTCAAACACTCAACGAAGTTGGCCGGGCTTAGCCGCGCCTTGTCTAACCCGCTAAAATAGTAATGGGTAAGGTCCTCGACGATAGTGAGCTTGAGCTGTTCGACTGCATCAATCAGGACCTGATTGAGCTTGCAGGAATCGACATCAACTACTATGGCAGCGACGTGGGTGGCAACCCGCGTGCTCCTTTAGAAAGCCGTCGTCGAGTCGACCCTTTGTACGGAGAGAATACTGAGCGGACGATTAAAGGTCCGTTCAGGATCCCAGCCTTGGTTAAGTACCCGGAGTATACGGTGCTGGCGGAGGAGTCTGGGTTTGGGCGCGAGTGGGATGCCCAGGTGACGATCAGTCGTGCCCATCTTGACGAGAAGAACGCGCCGTACCCATCTGAGATGGATATCATCGAGATGTGGCGAACGCCGTATCATGATACGTGGTCCCTTGGTAAGGGTATGTTCTTTGACGTGATCAAAGCGAAGCATGATGGTCATATCAATGACACGCCCACGTTTACGCAATTTGTCTTGACGCTGAAGAGGCGCAGCCAGTTCGGCGCGGAGCGTCGAATCACGCCCCCATAGGATAGGAGCTAGCTCACGATGTCGACATGGATGATGCCCGGACCTGGAATGGCTTGGTACTTGGGTGGCGGCGTATCGCCTGGGCAGGCGTACGTGCCTGACGAGGTGGCCAAGCAGCTCGTGAAGGAGTCGGGCCTGCGCAAGTCGGACACGGTTCCGAAGCGGGTGATCGTGCATTACCTGGAGACGATGGGGCTATCGCCTGGCCTTGCGCCGGACGTTGCGATGGTGCTGCGAAACAACTACGGGATTCAGCCCACCTTTGACGAGTCGGCCGATACGTTCGGCGCTTCGTTGCTAGAGGAGCTTCGAGGCACATTGCCCGAGAGCTTCGCGATGCCGTTTCGGGTGGATGCCCCCCAAGTCCTGACGGAAGAGCAGCTGCTCGATGACCTATCGGGTAGGTTCTTTGGCCCTTTCGTGGAGGGCTGCGAAGAATCCGTAGCAATGCTGGAAGGTTGCGAGTTCTCCCAGCTCATGGAGATGGTTGAGTTCTCCGATCTAGTTGGGCAGGAAGGCCTCCGCTACATCGAGGACATGGCCCGGTACGGCCCCGATGGGTTCGCGGAGGCCGTGGTGGACGCGTATGTCGATGGCATCAACGGCCGCTACATGTCCGAGGACGTGTCCGACGATGTCTATGAATGGGCGGTAGGACTGCATGAGATCGCAGTTGCCGCACCTGCTGCCGCCCCCGCGAAGCGCAACCCTGAGATCGATAGGGTTTTTGGGAAGAAGAAGGATCCCCCTGCCGCCGCTCCCGCCAAGAGAAACCCTGAGATAGACAGGGTTTTCGGAAAGAAGAAGTCATCCCCTTCTGAGATGACACCTGATCAGCGCAAGCAGCGCCTTGCGACGATGGGCAAGACCGGCGCCCTTCTGCAGAAGCAGGACAGGAAGGAACTGAAGAGGGACTTGCGCAAGCATGGCCAGGAAACGCCTGGCCCCGACACGCGTACGGCGTCGGAAAAATACCTTCCTGCCATTCGGAAAAAGCAAGCCGATCAGGCTGCGGCCAAAGGTGCTGCGGCGGATGCTGCCAGGAAAAGGCAGCAGAGTGCGGTTCCCGACGATAAGAAGCAGATGAAGCGTGCGGCCAAGGACCGCCTCGCGGGGCAGGTGGATCCGCTCCAGAAGAAGGCAGCGGACAAGGCGGCTGGCAAATCAGTTGCTCCAGCATCGAAGCCGGCCGATTCGGGAGAGAAGAAGCCGGGCTTGCTCAAAAGGGCAGGCCAAGCGATCGCCGGCATCTTCAAGCGCAAGTCGCCCGACGCTGACTCAGCCCCAACGGGTATGGCGGCCGTGTCTGCCGCGCAAAAGTCCGCGAAACAGGGATCTCTCGGGAATATCAAAGCCCAAACAACGCATGGAAATGCAGTGCCCGATGCGGCGCCGCCTCCGTCCGCCTCCAAGTCGGCTGCACCTTCTAGCTCGGCCGGGCCGTCTTCTGGCCCAGGGGCGGCATCGCCCTCGTCGGGGACGGCTCCGGCAGCGACACCGCCTGCTGCTGCACCATCGGCAACACCGGCGGCAACACCGGCGGCGGGAGCTGCTCCGAAGCAAAAGACGTCATTGTCTACGAAGTTGGGCCGTGCGACTGGAGCCGGAGCTGCTGGTGTCGTGAACTTTTTCGGCAAGGCGAAGCAAGGGTATCAGCAAGCGCGTCAGCAGCATGCGAACGAGCCTGCTGCGGCGCCAACGGCGAAGAAGCGTGTGGGCGCTGTCCCTCTGTCGAACTCGTTGCAGCTTCCGTTTAGGCAAGCGGCGCTGCTGGACGAGCTTCGGGTGCATGTCTCGGGAGAGGTGATCGACGTCGGCGAGTCGTTCATTCCTGAGCCGGCTGATGTCGTCGCCATGTTTGAGGCGTCGACGCTTGTCGAGCAGGCGATAGCGGAGACGATCGCCGACCTATCGTGGGACGAGGTATGCGAGGCTGCTCGGTTCATTGCGATCGATCCGTCGTATGCCATCGAGCTTCACCAGGCATACGACCAGGGCGTTCGCGCGTTTCGCGATCAGTGGTCGGTGCTGGAGTCCGAGGGAAGCCTGCCTCGTGGGGTCAAGGCAGCTCACTTTGTTCGGATTGCTGAGCGAACGGGAGACGCGAGCGTGTTGCCCGCCTTCGTGTTCTGGGCTGCGCGGACGCTGAGCGAGGCCGGCCGTGACGTCATGGAGGCTGTGCTGGAATCGTACCCGGAGCTTGGGAAGACGGTGTACGGGCCTGCGGGTGACCCCAAGAGAGGTCCGATTCTTGCCAAGGCATACCTTTCGCCTGAGAACATGACGCCGAGGATGTTTCAGGATCCGAGCGAGCGGGACGCGAGGAGGAGGGTGGGATATACCGCGGCAGTGAAGGCGATTGGGTCGATGGAGATGGCTGCGGCGGACGCTGGGGTACCCCCTGAGGGCATGTTCTTGAACGTATACAGGGACATGCATCGAGAGAAGATTCGCTACAGCTGATGCCGATTGATCTGAAAAAGGCGGTGATGGCGGCCGGTGACGGCCTCAGTGTCGTGTGCTCTACCTGCGAGAAGTATTGGGCAGGGATTGACCGCGGGCTGGGTCGTTGCTTGGCCGTGGACGGCTGCGGGTCGCCGATGGCAGGCGACGTTTTTCATGAGTACCGCGGCCCGATGACGAACTTTGCGGCCTTTTGCTTTGTCTGCGGCGGCAAGGCGACGCATGTGGTGCGTGTGGATAACAACGTGCGTGCTATTGGCGTCTGCTCGGACCATGTCCGTACGGTCAAGACGTTGAAGCCCGAGGGGAAACGTGCTCCCAGCGTCGTGCTTATCTCGAAGGATGGCGAGAGGCTGGTGAGCGAGGATGATCCTCCTGAGAAGATGGTGCTGCGATTTCGGAGCTAGATGGGGCGCTTCGATAAATTCGTAGACATTACCCAAACCTCCAGGGATCGAAATAACTGGAGGATGGTAACGGAGGAGCTGAAGGAGAGGACGCGCGCGGTGATGCGTGGTACGGCGTTTGCGGCGGCGCAGGCTGCGTACGAGGAGGTGCTGGGAAGCATCCCTAACACGGGCGAGTATCGCGAGCTTAGGTCGTCGCTCAAGATCAGTGAAATTGGCGGGGTGCCTAAGGACGACGGCGGGGCGTTTGCTGTGCATGTGCCCACTCGCGGGCGTCGGATCAGCAAAGTCGATGTGGGGAGGACGGTCATTTACGTAAGAGCCAAGAAGAGGCTCCGTAAGAACCGTAAGGACATCACGTATCTTGAGGACCATGGTCCGTGGACGGCGGACACGATTCCGTTTTGGCCTTCCTATAAGGAAGCTGTTGTGGTGCAGCGGAAGGTATCGAAGCGAGAAGCTGATGCGGTTGCGAAGTCTCAGGAGAGGGTGGCGCTGAAGGTAAGACGCGAGTTGAACGGGCTGGGCAAGAAGGTTGCTTCGAAGAAGAAGAACGCTGAGGGCGGCGTTAAGAGGAATCAGCGCAAGGCTGTTCCAGATGTGGCGATGCAGGCTTTGAACTTGGAATTCGGGTTGGAAGGGAGTCGGGCCAGGCCTGTGTTTCGCACTGCGTTGCGCAGGGTCAAGCAGCGAGCTAAGAACTTTGGCGGCGAACATCCTGCGCTCCGGGAGGCGCTGACGGATCCGAACTCGCAAAAGTGGAAGACTTGGCCGAAGAGGCACGATAAGATCTCTTCGTCGCGAGCGAACGAGTTCGCAGGGTTTCACAAGCGTCTAGGGTATTCATAGCCATGGTTTTGTCAGTAGACAACGATCGCACGGGCGACGTCTGGATCACGGACTTTGATCGTGGCGTTATCGAGACGCTTGGCGCAGTCGTGAATACCGCCGGAGATATTTACGTTATCAAGGATATCCCAGGGGTGTGCCCGCCTCCAGAGTATGAGGGTGTGCCTGTCTATTTTGCGTTCCCGGACGAGGTGATTGATCTGAAGATCATGCCGTCGTTCATTGTTCGGCGGGATGATACGTCGCCCGCGATGAGTCGCTGGCACCTGGGGAACCAGCAGTATCAAATTCCTGCACCCGGCGCAGGCGCGGTGACAATCACGAACCCCAGGACGGGGAATCTGATTGCGTCCGGCTTTGATTCGTACGAGGAGAAGGCTCAGGCCGTCCCGTTCGACATTCTGTACACGATCCAAATACGTGCTCGGTATCGTAACAATTTGAAGGTGGAAGCCATGAAGATGCTCCACTACACGCTGAAGAAGTACCCGCCGTACACGACGGTGTACCTCAGGGACAGCGAAGACCAGCTGCGCAGCTACACGGCGTTCATGGAGAGCCCCTCTCCGCAGGACACTCGTGGTGATGTCGCTGGACGCGAAACGAATTTCAACGTCTCCCTCCGGGTAGAGGCAGAGCTTGACCTGAACGATCCGGTCGCCCGCCAGGCCCTTACGAGCCTTCCGACGACGACTATCGAGATCTTTTAGCTCCCATCCCGCCACTCCCGTTCACTTGCGGTATCGCGCTGCATATGAGCGCAACGCCCAGAGTCTACCTCCAGTCATCATCATAGATGCCGTGCTAGTGTGATCAGCATCTTAGTCAGGTTTTTCGTCGGCGAAAAAAGAAGAAAAAGCCGATAAAAATCAACCTGATCCATAAGAGGCGGAGACTCCGCCTTCGTCAGGAGGGATGACATTGGCAGAGTATCTTTCGCCAGGCGTATTCATCGAAGAGGTCAACACCAGCGGCCAGCAGGTCGAGGCGGTGGGTACTTCTACGATGGCGATTGTCGGTTGGACCGAGAGGGGTGCATCCGATACGGCCACGATCGTCACGAGCAGTGACGACTTCTTCCGCAAGTTCGGCGAGTACACGAACGACAGCCGTGTACCCATCTCGATTCAAGCGTTCTTCGGCAACGGTGGCACTCGTGCATACGTTGTGCGCGTCGTCCCTACCGACGCGGTGGCTGGCGACTCGCTGATCGCGAACGCGGTGACCGGCGAGGTCATCGAGGAGGCCGACGGGTCGGACCCCTTCACGGCGAACGGGACGCTGGCGGAGGCGTCCGCGGAGACGCCGATCACGCCGGGGTCGGTCGTGGTGTCGTGGAAGAATAACCCGGCAGGCTCGATCTCTGCTGAGGACCCGACGTTCTCGCCCACGGAGGACCCGGACGACGTCGGTCCGTACGAGGCGACGCTCGCGAATACGACTCTTACCGACGACGTCATCACGATTGACTGGACCGAGTCGATCCAAGCCGTTGGCACATTGACGCTTACGGGCAACATCACGAACGGTGATCAGGTCGAGCTTGGCGGCAAGACCTACACGTTCCAAACGGTCCTGACGGATGTTGATGGCAACGTGTTGGTCGGCGGCACGGCTGAGGCGTCCATCGACAACCTTGTGGCGGCCATCAACCTCGCGGCTGGATCAGGGTCTACGTACGCTGCCGCGACGACGGCTCATCCGAACTCGGGTGCCGTGAAGTTGACGGCTTCGACGATGCGCGGCTACGCCCTTGCCGGCGGTACAGCAGGCAACGCTCTCACGACGACTGATCCGGTCGACACTGGCACTGCCATGTCATGGGGCGCTGGCGTCCTCTCGGGAGGCACCGACAATGACGCTGCTACGGCAACGCTTACGGGTGCTTCGACGGTGGGCGGCTCGGAGGCAGCGCGCATTTCTGCGGCCACGATCGATCGAGACACGGGCGAGCTGAGCATCACGTTCGTAGCCAAGACCATCGGCACGAACAACGGCCCCGACGCTGATTCGATCACCGTCGACTACGACTTCGGCGGCACAGCACAAACAGTCACCGACGACGGTGCAGGCGCCTTCTCGACCACCACCACTGGGTCGACGGTTATTACAGGGACGGTCGACTACGACACGGGTGCTATCAGCGTCACGTTCACCGGCGGCACTGACATCCCGTTCGACGGCAATGACGTGTCGGCGTCGTACGAGAGCCGCCTCTGGGAGCTGGCAGCGGCGAATGAAGGTGCCTGGTCGTCGAGGATGACGTTCAGGCTGACAGGTAACTCCGACTCGTTCATTTACGGGACGCAGGCTACCGCGAATGCCGGAACGTACGGCAGCTTTGACGTGACGGTTCTCCTGGAGAACACGTTCACGCTCGAAGACGAAGTCAAAGAGACCTACGAGGAACTGGTCTTCGGCGACACGACGGATGCCCTCTATTTCGCTGATGTCATCAATGACAACAGCGACTTCGTGACGGTGACGGACCTGGGCGCTCTCGCGCCACCGTCTTCGTTCTCCGGCGTCGATCGCACGGAGTCGATGGGGACCGGCGACTCTACGCCGACGCTTACGTTCACGGGTACCTTGACATGGGCAGCGCTTGTGAAGACGTCGCTCGTCATCACGTATACGCCCGTTGCTACAGGAACTCGTACATTGACGGCTGATTCGGCCGGCAATATTACGGGCACCGGCCTCGACACAACGAAGACGAACTCGATCAACTATACGACGGGTGCGTTTACGTTGAACTTCCTGAGCGGCTCGGACGCTCCGGCGGACACGACCGATATCTCGGGTGCGTACATCTCGATGCCGGCGACTTCGTCGGTCGACTACACGTTCTCGAACGGCGCGGATGGAACGCTGTCTGGGGCGACGTTCGATAGGACCGTGTTTAGCAGCCCGATTTTGTCTACGGACAAGCTCGGGATGTACGCGCTGGACCGAGTCGACGAGGTGATGCAGCTGATCATCCCCGACTTTGCGGGCGATACGGTGGTGATGGGAGACATGATCGATTACGCGGAGCTGCGTAAAGATCTGTTTCTGATCATGACGACGCCGGCAGGGTACAGCGCTTCGAGGGCGGTTGACTTCAAACGCATCGACTTCCCACGGCGCACCAAGTACGCAGCGTACTACTGGCCGTGGATTCGGGTAACCGACCCGACCAATGCCGCAAAGACGCTGACGGTGCCTCCTGTGGCGCACGTGGCAGGCATCTACGCGCGGACGGACTCGACCAGGAACGTGGGCAAGGCGCCAGGTGGCGTGGTCGATGGGGCCCTTCAGTTCCTCGTGGGCTTGGAGACGAACCCCGACAAGGGTGAGCGCGACACCGTGTACCCGGCACGCATCAACCCGCTGATCAATACACCGCAGACCGGGCTGGCCGTATGGGGCGTGCGTACGTCCTCTGTGACCAACGACGTGCTTCGGTATGTCAACGCGGTGCGCCTCTTCCAGTTCGTCGAAAAGTCGATTTTCAATTCGACGCAGGGATTCGTGTTCGAGTCGATCACGTCTAACCTGTACAGTCAGATCAAAACGACGGTCGACAGTTTCCTGCTCAACCTGTTCAATACGGGTCACTTTGCAGGGTCCACACCTGACCAGGCGTTCTTCGTGATTGTCGATTCAACGAACAACCCGGTCGAGGTAATCAACCAGGGCCAGGTCGTGGTCGACATTGGCATTGCGCCGAACCGCCCTGGGGAATTTATCAGATTCAGGTTCGCCCAAAAGACGCTGACAGCGTAGGCTCGCGCACCAGATCCTAGGTCTGTCAAATCAATAAGGTTGAAACAGGAGAAAGCCCATGTCTGTTAGCGTAGTGATCACGAATCTTTCCGCGTCGCCTGTCTCGCTGAGCGACCTGTACGTAACCCTTGGCGCAACAGGGTCGGCCACGGAGGCCGTGACGATTACTCGTAGCGTTTCCGAGCTGGACTCGATGAACGCGCTCAAGGAGCTTGTCAGCGCTGGCACTGTCAGTGTGGTCCCGACGCAGTCGGGGTCGAATGTGGACCTTTTGTCCGTGCCGCTTGAGCAGCATGGCGTTGAGGCCGCCCTCGACGTTGGGTCGATCGCCCTACTAACGGCCACCATTACGTTTGCGGAGCCATTTCCGGCAGGTGTTGTGCCTGTGGTGACGCTGTGCGTGGACAAGACCGACGGGCCCGATGCGCGCGGTGAAGTCTGGGTGCAGGACATCACCAATGCTGGGTTTGATTACTACTACGATGTGACGACGGCGGATGCCGGCGCCACGAACGACCTCAACTGGAAGGCTACCTACTAGCATTCGCGCTGATACTTCCAGCGTGATACGGTAGGATCCATCCATTACGTGAGGGGCATCTATGGCTCGACCGAAATCTACTGACTTCCTGCACAACTTTCGATTCCACGTTCTTGTGCAGGGCTTTGGCGAAGCTGGTGACACGCAGCTGAAGACGGGCGGCACCAAGCCAGACGCCGGCTTCAATTCGGTCAGCACGCCTGAGGCCCAGCACGACGCGGTGGAGTATCGCGAGGGGCACTACATCTATACCCAGAAGTACGTTGGTATTCCGACGATTTCGGATATCAGTCTGCAGCGCGGGGTCGCGCTTCAGGACGGCACCTTCTGGGCGTGGATGAAGGACGTCATCGAGGGCAACGCTGAGTATCGTGCGGACGTGAGCATCTATCACTTCCACCGTGACTCGAAGCCGAACACCTCGACGATCCCTGGCTCCCCGAATACGCAGCAGTCGATCATTGCTGGACCGGATGACCCTGGCCTTATCGAGTATCGATTGGGCCAGGCTTTTCCGATTCGTCACAAGGTGGCAAGCGACTTGGACGCGACAGCCAGCGAGGTGGCTATCCAGGACATTGACCTTGCCATCGAGCACTTCGACGTCATCGACCACGGCCCAGCGTGATACGTTGAGGCCGTGAGTCGAAAGCGGCTAGACGACTACCTCCAGAGTCATCTCTTCTGGGCGTTTGATGCGACCCAGAGCAATGGGATCCCCGTGTTTAACCCGCTCTTCGGGTTCTCTAGGATCACGTCGCCTGAGATTAATCTGGAGGTAGAGCAGTTCAAAGACGGGACGTTTCTGTATAACCGTTCCGTCGTGAAGGCTGGATCGGCGTCGTCCGTCATGTTTGAACGGGCGGCGTCTATGTTTGATTCGGACTTCTACGACTGGATCATTCTTGCGCTTCACGGCAACAAGGACTTTGAGGCCGCCGGAACGCTTGGCAAGATAGCTTCGTTCGGTGCGAATGCGCTAACAGGCGGTGGAAGGTCGAACCCGCGAAGAAGCCTGCTGATCATACAGTTCACTCGGATCAATATGAGTGATCCGAGCCCGGTCAACGCCGTGAACGGCGTAGCTGCTGCGGCTGCTATTGGTGGCATCCTAGGGTCGAGCGTCTCAGGCGCTCTCACAGGGGGCGGCTTGGCCGCCGCATTCATGTTCGGCCTGGGCCCCTTCGAGTTTGCGAAGAGGCTGCCCGGTAGAGCATGGCTGCTTCATGATTGCCTGCCGTTGCGATATAAGTCGGCGTCTGATTTTGATGCGAACTCGGGGCAGGTCTCTATGCAGGAGATCGAGGTACAGCCAGAATATATTGAGGAGTACAGTCTCGGGATCAAACCATAAGAGGTGACTGATGGGCCGGTCTAAGGATGAGCTGTTTCAGATTGCAATAGGTGCTCGGGCCAGCCTTGACGTGATTAAACTTGATGACATGTCCGTTCTGTTTGTTATCTCGGAACGAGAAGACATCCAGCGTCGGACCGTGGTTCAGATCAGCAAGGAAGACGCGATCAACCTCGTGAAGTTCATCGTAGGGATTGAGGAAAAGCAATGAGCAGCGAATGGAATACGCCGGATATTGAAGGCATGCTTGCGGCCCTTGCCCAGGGCACGCAGTCCTCGGATGAAGTGTGGAGCAATGGCGTTGAGCTGGCCGGGGGGCACCAAACGGGGCCAGGAGAGCACGTCGTGGGCGATATCCAATGGCTAACGCCGGACGATCTAGACTGGTTCAGATAGAGCCATATCGAACGTAATATCTCCAGGAGTCTTCACCTGGAGCTTGACATAGCTATCCAGCTAGAGGTATGGCTGGATAGCGTGGATCGAAAAGAGCCCAAGGTCATCGTCTTCGAGCCGCATCCGGGGCCGATGTCGGACGTGTCCGACCTGAGGGATTGGAAGACGAAGGTACTGGCCCGTGACGCGGGGCGCTGCGTCAACTGTGGGTCGGGAGAAAAGGTCGCGGCGTGTTTTGTGATCCCTCCTGAGGTGGGCGGCCACCTTCGGGTCAGCAATGGGGTCTCGATATGCCGGTCGTGCAGGCTTGCGGCTGATAGCACGCGCGTTCTGCCCCAGCGTATCGATAACAAGACGCCGATCAACTTTCTGATCAGCAGCACGTTGCATCGCAGCGTGCATCAGTACGTGCGCAATGGCTCGAAGTTCGGCAGCGTTTCTGCGCTGATGCGAGCGATGATCGCCAGTTTGATTACGCAGCCTGAGCAGTACGAGGACCTCACCTTGTGGCAGGACGAGGGGTCCGACGTCAAGGTGAACGGCTGGGTTGATGGGCAGCAATACGAGGTGTTCAAGGGCATGTGCCGTGCCCGCGGCATCAGCTACACGGACGCCCTCAAGGGGCTGCTGTTGGTAGCCGTGGAAGGGTACGACGTTGGCAAGCACTAGGATGAGGTTCTGATGAATCCTGAAGTAGAGAAATCGAAGCCATCCCTCGACGAGTTCGAGCTTCCGTGTGGCTACCTGGACCGTGACGGGAACCTTCACACGTCGGTGACCGTGAGGGAGTTGACAGGGGAGGAAGAGGAAATCCTTGCCACCCGCAACATGTCTCCGATCAAGAAGATCAATCGGATCTTAGCTCGCTGCACCGAGTCCATCGGTGCCGTCCAGGGAAGCCTCGTTGACACGGTTATCCCTGACTTGACTCAGGGCGACCGCGTGTTTTTGCTGATAGCAATCCGCCGGGCGAGCCTTGGCAACGACATGCCAGTGCTTACGAAATGCCCAGGCTGCGAGCGGGAGTCGAGGTTCATCTTCGACCTGTCCGAACTTGAGGTTAAGCCTATGCCAGACCCTCTCGTCCGCTTTTACGACCTGGAGCTGCCGAAGTCGGGGCAAAAGGTGCGGATGAAGGTGTTGACGGGGCGAGGCGAGGAAGCCATCAGCAAGGCGTCCAACAAGGGCGTGGACATCGTCTCAACGGCGATCTTCGTTCGCATCGACTCCCTCAATGACAAGCCAGCCACGATCAAAGACCTGAAGTCGCTCTCGCTGTCCGACCGAAACTTCCTAAGAGAGTCATGGGAAGATCACGAAGGCGGCGTCGACACAACCCTCGAAATCGAATGCCCTAGCTGCTCCCGCGAGTACGAGACGGAGTTGGATATTTCCCAGCAGGGTTTTTTCAACCCCTCGGCGACGTTAAAGAACTGGAAGACCAAATATTCTTTCTGATGGAGAGTTGGCGGGGGCTAACGTACGAATCGATCATGAAGATGCCTGCGACGCGTCGCATACGGATGATTATCAAGAAGAGCGACTTAGAGACAGAGCGGCGTCGCAACGAGGAACGGTCCCTCTCTCGCGCGAAGCGAGGAAGGTAGCACCTGCGCAAACGCTTGCGTGAGAAGGCAAAACGGGGGCATGGCGGATGCTATGCCCCCGTTTTTCATGGAGTGGAACCGATCTGGGATTTGCGATACTCTCAGCTCTACCTCACGCGGTAGGTAGGCTCAGGGTGATGGCAGCGACGATCGTCTGGCAAGAAAGTCGGGTAACGAGATGAACTTCCTCGGGCTAGGGCTCAACTTCAGCTCACAAGACAAAGGCCTGAAGGGGTCGATCACCGACATCACTGCCGGGATGACCAACATCACGAAGTCCATCGTGAGCGCCTCCGTTGCCTCAGCCAAGATGGTGCTCAAGCCACCGAATTTTGGCCCAGCGGTTGCGATGGCCCAGCACCTTGCCAGCGACGTCAAGGTTACTACCACATGGTTCGAAGCGTTCGGTGTACAGGTTGACAAGGTCACTAGCTCGACAATGGCCGGCCTGAACCTAACAGACAAGCAGCTCAAAGCGAACCAGCGAGAGGTGAGCCGAACAGCGTTCGCGATGAACATTGACATCGGGACTGTGACGGACTCGATGACTGCACTCGCTCAGTCCGGCGTCAAGGCGTCTGAGGTTGGCTTTAAATCCTTCCAGGAATTCCAGAAGGTCATGACAGTGACCGGGACGGACAGCAAGCAGTTCGCAGCAACGCTTGCTGGAATGGGCAATCAGCTGGAGTTCACAGGGGATGAGATAGGTAAGCTCCTCAAGCACCAGGCCGCGCTGGGGAAAAAGTTCAACCGTGGCCGCGAGTCGATTAGCAGCTTCTCCTCGTCGATGGAGCTGCTGCTCCAGCACGCCGCGAGATTCCCGGAGACGTTTACGAAAGCTGATGTTGTCAGCTTCGTTCAGGGCACTGAGATCGCAGCGGGCGCTTTGATGAAAATCGGCGCGACGGCGGATGAGGCAACGCAGACATCTCAGAAGTTGACGGAACAGCTGCTGAAGGGGCAGCAGGGTGTTGCCGACGTTCTGTCTGGCGTTTCAGACAACCTGGGTATTGACATGAAAACGTTGCTGACGCACTTCGGCGGCAGCACTGAGAAGGCTTTTGAGTTGCTGTCTAAGTCGCCTGATGAGTTCATTGGGAAAATTGGCGAGGTCACTGCCCAGGCGAGAAAGATGGGTGCGACTGACGCTCAGCTCGATATGTTCCGTTCTCAGATGGAGCAGACGTTTGGAACGGGCGTTCTCCGTGCCATCAATAACTACGATCAGCTGGGTGAGCATTTGGCGGATGGGCGCAAGGAGATCAAGCTCACGGGTGATGAGGTGACAGACCTGGCAAAGAAGCAGAAGGATGGTCGCACAGCTGCGGAGCGGTTCAACCTTATTCAAGATCGGATGGTCACTGATTGGAAGAGAATCAATGGCGTGATGTCCGATCAGGAGTTCCTGAAGTCGTACAAGCGGCAGACGGAAGATCTGACCAAGACGCTTACGAAGTGGGCTGGTAAGGGCGGCATCGTAGGCACTGCAACCAAAAAGCTCATTGAGTTTCGGACGTTTGGTATTGGCGGCGCACTGGGGGCCGGCAGCGAGATGGGGCTGATGCTGTCCGAGATGTTCAAGCAGTTTCAGCCGATCTTAGCTGTCCTTCCTGGCATCGCTGCGGCCTTTGCGGCGCTGGCAAGTCCCGTCGTGCTGGTAGCTGCGGCTATCGCTGGCATCACGTTTGCCATCAAGGACTTGTCGAGCGGCGGCGACAGTATCATTCGTCCGTTCCTTGACCGTCTGTCGACGGATGGGCCGATGCTGCTGGACAAGCTGTTTGGGTGGTTTGAGGAGTCGCTGACGAAGGTCGCGAATTTGATTGTGGAAGTCTGGTCTACGGTAGACTGGGCTGCGGTGGGCGACTACTTAGGGATGATGTTCACTAAGATCATGGATTGGCTTGCCAAGATGATCTTAAATCTCTTCAGCAAGATGCTCGATTTCGTCGCGTTCTTTCATTCGCTTGATTGGACCGCGATCGGCAAGGCCGTCGGGCGTGGCCTGGGCAAGGCTATTTCATGGGCGTTTGGCTTCGTCTATGACTTGGTCAAAATAGCCCTCGACCGACTCCCCGGGCTGGTTGTGTCTGGCATGCAGGCACTCGCGAAGTTTGTGTGGGGATTCGTTGGCGACCTGTATGCCGAGGTGGTCGACAAAGTGTCCGAGATGCTCGACTTCTTCGATAGCGACTCGGTGGGGGTCAAGGACGAGATTACGGCGGCGCGAGCTGCCGTGGCTCAGGGGAAGACGCCTGAGCAGGCGGAGAAGGAGAAGGCGGCGGCGCATTCGGCGGCGCAGCGCAGCGAGATGGAGAAGCTCAACGCGGAGGCGATGGAGCTGACGAAGAAGGGCGTGGACGACCAGGTGGACGTGATGATCAAGAGCGTGGAGGCTCGTGGCACCGACGTCGCTGGCATGACGGAATCGATTGCAGGGATTAACCCGCGCCATTTCAAGCGCAACGTGCGGGTCATCGAGAAGGAGTTCGTGGGTTTCATGGAGACCATGGAAGGCACCGCGAAGAACCTGGTGAATGCCACGAGCAAGTCGCTGGACAAGTTCTGGGAGACGTCTCAGAAGGGATGGCAAAACCAGACTGATCTGATCAGGCGGTGGGCAGCGGATGCCGGTGTGCACATTCAGAAATACTGGACGTCGTCGATCTTCGAGTCCGCGAAGGCGATGTACGAGATGCAAAAGATGGTCACAGCAATGTTCGACCACCTGAAGGTCCTGTCCAGCACGTTCAATATAATGGACATCCTTGCGTCCCCGGATCAGATCACACAGTGGGCAAACATGGTCGTGGCCGCACTCGCGAACGCCTTCCGGTCGGGTGCACACATGGATGCGATGTTCTCCGCGTCGTACCAGAGAGCCCTCCAGACGGCCGTTCAGATGCAGAACCAGGCCGGGCCTGCAACTCCAGGGGTGACGCCCAGTGCATCCCCTATCGTCCGTGACCCGGAGGCGCGCTCAGCGGCAGAGGCTCTCTCAGCGGCATTGAACACGCCGAGCTGGACGCAGGAGGGTATCATTGTGGACAACCTGAAGAAGCAGACGGAGCTTCTTCAGAAAGTGCACGTCGCGATAAGCGCTAACCGTACGACGCGTCCCGCGAAGACCATTAATGCCAATACGGGCGGGGTGGACTAAGTAGATGCCCGTCAATATACGAAGCTCGTCGCGACTGTCGTTCGGTAAGCTACTACTGATTGACGGGGTTGAGCATTGGGACACGCTCGTGCTACCTGATCAGTCGCCTAGATCTGACGACATTATCCATGTTGTGTCGTCGGCCGACAGGATTGATCTGATAGCCTACAGGTATTACCAAGATGCTTCCTTGTGGTGGATCATAGCTTGGGCGAACGACATGGAAGTTCTTCCGACAGACTTGAACGCGAATGATGAGATTCGGATCCCTTCCAAGTCGTATGTCGAGCAGGCGTTCCTGAACAGGAAGCGAAGGTAGCCGATGGCCCTCGATTTTTACGGAGTCAGGATCGAAGGGAGGATCCGTCAGTTTCCGCGAGGCAATCTTCCTGAGCGCACTGTAGAGCTTTGGGTGGAGCCGCAGGAGTCGCAGTTGACCGTGTTCAACACGGCGCTTGCTTTTCTGTCCCAGATTGATGTGACGCTGAAGCTGGGGGAGGTGGCTCAGATTGCCATGGTGCTGACACCTCCGTTTGAGGAGGGGTTGCAGCTGATCAATTCAGAGCTGATTCGGCAAGGGACGGGGCGTATCGAAGTCAACATGTCGTACACGACAGGGATTGACGACGGTCGCGGTCTTTCGAATTCGGTGCTGCCGTTTTCTGGATTCCTTCAAAAGCCAGACGTGCAGGTTGGTCAGGACATCGTGATCACCCTCATAGGCCTTGGCGCTGGGTATGCGTTGACCAACGCGGCCGGGACGGATTCCGAGCATTTTGGCCCGGACAAGTCCGTCGCTGACGTTGTGCAGGATATATTTTCTAAATACCGGATCGACAATGGGGATAGCTTCACGTTGGATACGTCGAAGCTGTACTCTCGCATCAAGCCGCAAAGGTCAGGGCCCGACGGAGAGTACAATGTCATGGATCCGAAGAAGGGGGACCCGTTCTTCAGAAGGCCGCCCGTCATACAGGGGCAGCTGCTGAAGGAGGGGGAGAAGAAAAAGAGGGGCGCGGACGACTTTGGCGTGACGCTTATACGCGGCCCGCGCAATGATTGGTGGCTGGTCCGGGAGCTTCTCGACGACTATGGATACGACATGGTCTTGGAGGCGAACAAAGTCTTCATCGTCGACAAGACGGAGTGGCTGGCGGATGCCTTTACGAGAGACCCGGCTAACAGGAAGAAGTTTCTTATCCGTGGGAATACTGATCCGACAAGGAACATGTATCCGGCGTTGACGTATTCGTCGCCCACAGATGGGGCATGGGTTGGCCCTGGGCTGGGAAGAGTGGTCGGCAAGGACTACGACGACAGCAAGAAGGAAGACAGCGAGGTTGTCGCCGACCCTGAGAACCCAGGAGAGGCTCCGACTCTCTCGAAGGAACAGTCGTATTACGATCCCGACAACAAGGATGCCGGGATTGCTGGGCCGCAAGACGCGGCAAAAAACCTTCCGGGAGATCCAAACGACCCTGCGTATGTGCGGAAGATGCGGGCGGAGTGGAAGCAGTCACTCATGGATCATGGCATCAAGTGCCAGGTCGAATCGATCGGAGTGCCAAACCTAAAGCCAGGCGACGTCGTGGATATCACTGGGTTCGAGCCATACGGAGAGAATCCGGCGGACGAGAAGTACCTGTTCAATGGTCCCTATGGCGTGTTCGAGGTGAGGCATAGCGTTGGCATAGGCGGATGGACTACGTCGTTCACAGGGGTTATGAACGTGTGGCCGTCTGAGATGGGGCAGGCAACGCAGGGCGCTGCGGCGGGCGTGTCGGAGCAGCAGCCGATCCCCGAAGCGGATGCGGTGTCAGGGGCAGGGTCCGCAACCGAGACAGTGTCCCCCGTCCAGGAGGAAGCCGCGCCTGGCGCTGATGAACAGGCTGTGTTGGATCAAAGGCGCGGACGGTAACGGCTATGCCTCTTAAGTATGGACGTAGTGGGCTCGATATTTTCCTGGAAAAATTCCAGCGCTGGGGTGCTGAGTATTATCGGAGGTATTACGGCCCGTACAAGGCAAAGGTTGTCTCGAATCGAGACCCTGATGGCCGAGGCAGGATCATCGTCGAATGCCGAAGGGCGCGACTGCCTCCTGGCAATGCAAGCTGGGTTTTGCCCATGATGCATGGCGCTGGTAACGGGCATGGGGTGTTCTGGCCTCCAGAGCAGGGCGACTTCGTTTGGATATTCTTTGAGAACGGTGATCCGACGAACCCGGCGACGTACATGGGCGGCTGGTATGCCCTCGACGAGGTTAGCTCAGAGCATGACCCAGAAGAGGACGGGTCGCCTAAGAAGCGCGGATTCAAAACGCCAGGCGGCCACTCGATCACACTTTCCGACGTGGACGGAGCGGAAAGAGTCACAATTCGGCACAAAGATGGTGCGATCGTCGAGTGGACGTCGGACGGCAAGGTCCAGATGGGCACAGAGGGCGGTTCGTTCGAGCCGATGATGAAGGGCACAACGGTCAAGCAGTGGCTGGAGACGCACACGCATCCCCATCCATGGGGGCCTACGTCTCCTCCGTTGCAGCCATTCCCCGTGAATGGCTTGTCAGATGACACGGAGACGAGCTAGTGCCGCTGCAGCTCCCTGCGCTTCGTGCACGGCTGGACAAGGTGTTCAACGAGCAACTCGAAAGCCAGCAGAAGATCGCTCAGAAGATCGCTCAGGCGTACCAGGAGTATGCTCAGGCAGCGATTGCCCCGCCTGGGGCCACACTTGTTTTCAAGGGCTCCGAAGCGAAGCTTGTGGAGTTAGCTCTGCTTACGGTCATGAAGGGCCGCCTGCTGCCTCCAGACGCCGCGCAGCTTGTCGGGAACGCCGTGATGGCGTTCTGGCTGGTGCCGCCGGTGCTTACGTCTGCAGGAGGAGCGGTGACGCTGGTAGTGCCTACGGCAGGAGTCGCGAGGTTGCAGGCAGTCAAGGCGAATACAATTTCTCAGGCCGCGCTCGCGCTTGCGCAAGCGTTTGACCTGATGACCCGGACCGTGTTTGTTACCAACACGCCTCCCGTTCCCTCGGGGCCGATCTTCTGATGGCCGGATCACGTATACGAAGCATTGCGTTCCCTTTCCGCAAGGGCACCTTGGCGTTTCCGAAGCAGTCGGAGAACGCTGAGGCCATTCGTGGGTCGGTGATTCAGATCATCACAACCAACAAGGGCGAGCGCGTGATGCGTCCAGACTTTGGATGCAATGCTTTCTCGTTCGTCTTTGAGCCGAACTCTGAAGACTTTCGGGGTGACGTGGAGCGAGAAGTGAGGCGATCCCTTGCTCGATGGGAGCGCCGTATCCGCGTTGACTCGGTCACGGTTGCACCGGAGAACAATGTGACGGAGCCAGGGCAGATTATCATCTCTATATCCTATACGATCGTCACGACTGGCGAGGTCGACTCAACGACCATTGCGGGGGGTGTCTGATGGCCTCGACGATTACGCGGGTTCGGTACGCAGGACTTGACTTCAATACACACGAAGACGAGCTGCTTGCTCGGCTTCAGGTCAAGTTCGCGTCCGTCTACAACGATTTTGCGGCATCGTCGCTGGGCATCATGCTCGTCGACATCTTTTCGTTCGGGCTTGACACGCTTTCGTTCTATTTAGATCGCCGTGCTACGGACAACTTCCTTACGACGTCCAGGACGCTATCGTCCGCGGCCCGCGCAGCCCGTCAGCTTGGGTATAAACCAGGTACGGCGAGCGCATCGAGCGTGGACATGGAAGTGAGTCTTGGTGAGGCGTACTCCTTCACTGTGACGCTTCCGGCTGGGTTTCAATTCTTGGGCCCCAACGGGCTGATCTTCGAGGCCCAAGAATCTGCGACGTGGCTTGCAGGAGACACGTCAACAAAAACCGTGCTTGCATCTGAGGGGCAAACGTTGACGGCCGTATTCTTCTCCAACGGAGAGGCAAATCAATCGTTCGACGTCAGCAACGTGCCCGCTTCTAAGTTTATCGTCGGCCCGGGGACGGAGAATGTCTCCCAGGTGACAGTGACGGTTGGCGGCGATGCCTGGGAGGAGAACGAGTTTCTTCAGTTCGGCGCCACGAACCAATTCGAGATGGGCTACAGCGATAGCCCCCCGACGGTTTCGTTTGGCGATGGCATTGCGGGCAACATCCCCGAGAGCGGCACAGAGATCTCGGTAACCTACTTTGCGTCGTCCGGCGTATTGGGTACGGCTACGGCGGGGACAATCACATCGGCTGTTAGCCAGCTAGTCGTCGGCTTTGATGTGATTGACCTTGTGATCAACAATCCACAGGGCGCAAGCGGTGGCGCTGATCCAGAGACAATCAACAGCATCAAGGCGAACGCTCCAGGGTTCTTCCGCAGCCGCGGCGTGAACGTCACCTTGGACGACTACAAGGCGAGGGCCCAGTCGTTTGTAGACCCCGTCCTTGGGTCTATCGCGGTGGCGCGAGCTATCAACGTTCGTGGTTCGTCCGACGATGCGTTTTTGAATTCGAACATCGCAACGATACAGGCGTTGTCGAGCAGCTTCGTGACGGCGTCGGATGCCGGGGTTGCGGGGGTTGAAGTAGCCCTTGATTCGATCGACGCCTCGGTTGCCGCAGCCATCGTCGACGACACGGCCCTCGCGACAGACCTAGTCACGATTGCCGACGAGGAAGTGACTGTTCGCGCGTCGAGCGAAGATATCCGCACGGCCGCCAACATCATTTCGGTCAACTCTACAGGGGTTTCGTCGTCGCTGTCGTCGCTGACTTCGGTAGTCAGCGGCTATCCGGTTGCGGGGACGACTCAGATCACGTCAGCGGACTTGAATACACTGCTGAATGCGATCAATAGAGCCACGGCACAAAACAACGAGATATCGACGCAGGCCGCGACAATATCTTCTGAGGTGACTACGATCACGTCATCGCTTGATGAGATCGACGCGAACGCGGACTCTGCGGAGACGCGTCGCGCCGGCATACGCGTGGACATCGACTCGATCTCGGCGAACAGCACCATCGCGAGAACTGCTGTAGTTACGCTTGGTTCCGACATTTCGAGCATCGACAACAGTATCAGCACAAATCTGTCGGAAATCGACGAGCACGTGGACGGATTCCTGTCTTCGGAGTGTCAGGCGAACCTGATCGAGGTGCCGGTGTTGGCGTTGGACTCTGAGGGGTTCTATGTTGTGCCGTCCAACGGCTTGCAGAGGAGCTTGCAACGCTACTTGGACGCAGCGAAGGAAGTGACGCAGGTTGTTCGTGTCGTGGGTGCATCCAACCTGCTGGTGGCGGCTGATATTACCGTCACGGTAGGCGTTCTTACGGGATACAACGAGGCGTCGCTCCGGTCTCAGGTAGAGGCGGAGATCCTAGGAGTGCTCCGGGGGCGCAGGTTCGATGCGGACCTACGGCTATCTGATCTGTATGCGCCCATCGCGCCGGAGCCGGACCGGATTACCATCGAAGGTGTTGAGTGGGTCATCATCAAAATCGTTGGCCCGTCCGACAGGATTGATTCCGACGGCAACCTTCCGGTCAGCCAGTACGAGGTCGTCACACGTGGAACGATCACCGTCACGTCGACTGTCGTAACCGAATCGAACTTCAACTAGGGGACGGCCCGTGAGTATTTCAAGCACTAGCTCGAACATCTCGAAGAGTTCGAATACGATCGAGTTGTTCAAGGGGGAGAGCAAAGACCTAGTGGTCACGGTGACTCAGCTCTCTGAAGCGGCCAGCGACAATGAGTGTGTTGACGTTTATGACCCTGTTGACCTAACGGGGGCAACAGTATTTTTTACGGTAAGGAAGAGCGTCAAGGAAGCGCTGTCCATTCTTGAGAAGGATTCCACGAACGCCCTTGAGATAGAGGTGTCGTCTCCTGCGACGACGGGAGTGGCGACGATCTACATCACGTCTGGGGACACCGTGGGACTCGACGCAGGCACATATGTTTTTGATATCTGGGTTGAGCTGTCAAGCGGCAAGAGATCTCCCGTCATTGAGATTTCCGAATTTATTGTGAGAGATGCTGTCAAGAGGTGGTAGGCGAAGGCTTGCGGTAGATAGTCATGACTGATCGTGAATTATACGAAGCTGTGGCGACAGCGATTCGCAAGGGTCATCCTTCGATGGAGGTGCGCTACAAAAACGAATCATGGTTTATGCAGTTGCTAGGGCTATTGGTATACCCGTTCAATCAGGGGTACATGGACAGGCTTACGACGACCATTGGTTCGACGGTGTACTTTCCTGCGCTGTATATTGTGCGGGAAGACTTTGAGCGGTACGCGCGGATTTTGGCTCACGAAGGCGTCCACATCTTCGACAGAGAGCAGGAAGGATTTAGGTTCTTCATCAAGTACCTGATGCCTCAGGCTCTGTTCGTGCCGTTGATGGCAGCCTTTTTTGTATTGGGCGGATGGCTCGCGGGGTTGGTGCTCATAGGGGGGCTGATTACGTCCTACGGCGCCTTGCTCGCAGCAAGTATGGGGCTGGAGACAGTGAAGGCTCGGCTTGGCGTGTTCTACAGCCTGGCTGGGCTTACGATGCTTGGGTTCTTCGGGGCTGCCGTGACCACTACTGGGTGGTTGACCGCGCTGCCCGTGATGGCGCTCATGGCGTTAGCCCCGTGGCCTGCGAGATGGCGGGCGGAATACGAGTATCGCGGATACGCGATGGGGATTGCCATCTCTTGCTGGAAGTATGGAACCTATTCTGATGATATGATCGCAAGGCGTGTGCAGACGTTCGCCGGGTTCGAGTATTATCGGATGGATCCGAACAAGAAAGCGGTACGCGTTCGGCTAGAGCAGATCCGTGAGATTTGCAAGACTGGCGCGATTCTGAAGGGTGCTACGGCGCAGCCGTATCGACGAATTTACGATGTGTATCGCAACGCGGGCCGCGTGATGCCTGGGGTCAACTATGCCTAATACGACGAAGATGCTCTGGCCGTTTCCGGCCGAGGACCAGGATCCGTGGTACGAGACGTTTGCGTCGATGGTGTCCGCTATGGACGCCTCTGCGTATGCCGCTCGTGAAGATCGGCAGTTGTTGTTGGGCGGCGGCGGGATTATCTCGTTTGATGCGTCGTCTGGACTGTTGACATGGTCGGCTGACTTCGAGATTTTTTCGACGATCTCAGGTTTCCTACTGTCGATTCCGGCAGGGTCGGTAACGCTGGCCGACGGGCAGATGGCGTACACGGTCGTGACGCGGTCGCCTACGCAAGACCTTACGCTCGGGTTTACGGTTGCGGATACGGCTCCTAGCACGGACGGGGCGCTCGTATTTGTGTTTCGCCGCGGGTCGGCGGTCTACTGGCGCAACGGAGCGAAGATTGACGATGGCATCCCTGGCGACATCTTTGCCGGGAGCGCTGGCGGAACGGACGCGAATGCGATCCATGTCAACGCAGGCGGCGAGATCAACGGCTTAACCGCCAAGGGCACGCCCGTTGCGGCAGACATTGTGGTCATTGAGGACAGCGCCGACTCTTTTAGCAAGAAGAAAATCACGCTCACCGACCTTCTCGGCGGCGGAGGCACACTGGATGATGCTTACGGCGCAGCGGGTGCGGGAAGGACGATCGACGTCGACGGGCCTGGGGTTCTTTTTAACAACTCCAATGACAACGCGAACGACGTTTTCTTTGTAACGAAGTCTCCGCCATCAGGGGTGAGGGCAGGCGACGGCATATCAGTTTTTTTGGATACGGATGCTACAGGTGATAGCATCTATATTGCGCATGACGGGACGGGCGGTTATGCGATTGACATCGATCAGTCGGCAGCCGCGGGCGGCGGCATCCTGGTCTTGGTTGCGGGCGGATCGAATCCCGGGATTACTGTAGATAATACTGCGGGGAGTGGAGCTTCCGCTGTTTTTGATGGTGGAGCCGGCGTGCAGCTATCTCCCGTTTTGCACCTCACGTCGGAGGCGGCTGCCGTCCCCGGGGGAGTGCCTGCGGCAGGAGAAGGCAAGCTTTGGGTCAGGAATGATATTCCGAACGTTTTGGTGTTTACGGACGACGCCGGGTCGGACACGGTCCTTGGTGCTGGCGGTGGCGGAAATACGCTTGATGGGGCGTATGACCAGGGTGGGGCAGGTGTTGGTCGTGCGATTACAGCGGATTCTGGCGCTGTCACGGTCACAAGTTCTGCGGCGGACACAAACAACGTCGTCGAGGTAACAAAAAGTCCTGCCGGGGCACAGGCTGGTATTGGCGTTCTCGTGACAATGGGTGCGAACACGACGGGTGCAGGCCTGAGCGTGGCGCAGTCTGGGACGGGCGCTGCAGCTATTTTGGCAGGCGGGTCAGGTGTACAGCTATCTCCCGTTATTCACATTACGTCGGAGGCATCTGCTGTCCCCGGAGGGGCCCCATCTGCAGGCCAGGGCAAGCTATGGGTTAGGGATGATATTCCGAACGTCCTGGTGTTTACGGACGACGCCGGGTCGGACACGGTCCTTGGTGCTGGCGGTGGCGGAAATACGCTTGATGGGGCGTATGACCAAGGTGGGGCAGGTGTTGGTCGTGCGATTACAGCGGACGCTGGCGCTGTTACTGTCACGAACTCTGCGGCGGACACAAACAACGTCGTCGAGGTAACAAAAAGTCCTGCTGGGTCGCAGGCTGGTATTGGCGTTCTTGTGACAATGGGTGCGAATACGACAGGCGCAGGCCTGAGCGTGGCGCAGTCTGGGACGGGCGCAGCCGCCATTTTGGCAGGTGGCGCGGGCGTGCAGGTAAGCCCTGTCGTTCATTTTACGAGCGAGGCGGCGTCGGTCCCTGGAGGGTCGCCCTCGGCAGGGCAGGGCAAGCTATGGGTGCGCAGTGATGCGCCGAACGTTGTGGTGTACACCGATGACACGGGTGTGGACACTGTTCTTGGCTCGGGTGTCGCTGAGGCCTTGGCGACGACGGGGGCCGATGTCGATGTGGCGGCGGCTGCTCCGCCTGAGGTTGGGCAGGTGCTCAAGGCGACGAGTGCCACGACGGCGACGTGGCAGAGTCCTCAGGCTCTCTCTTCGGCGCAGGGCGACTACATGCTAGCCCAGCTTGCCGCAGATCAAAGCGCAGGGCTTTTGGTCGGGGATCCAGTCCGCTTCGCTTCGGTATTCAATTCCCGCGGGAGCATCGCTCTCGACGCGGGGACGTACCAGTTCACTCTCAAAGTGGGACGGACATACTTCCTGAATGCCTATGTTCGCAGGGTGGGCACCCGCATTAACTTTGCCTGGTATGACGTTACCAACGGCGCGCCCCTTGGCTCCGACGGAGAGGGCTCAAGCTCTGCCAGCAATAGCAACGCCGTCGCAACCGTCACCCCCACGACAGACATTCTTGTAGAGGTGCAGATCACCGACGTCAGCGCCGTCACGAGCCTTGACGCTGAGGTGACCGCCGGATACCCGTCCACCTACGCGAGCATTATCGAGATCGGCGCCGTCCAGGCCAACGTCATCGGCGGCCTGGAGTTCGTGGATGAGATTGTCGTCGCATCTCCGGGGCAAGATTTCTCGTTTGGTGCGGCGGGGGACGGCCTCTTCCAAAGGGCTCTCGACGGTGACGTCGATGACGAGTACGTCATCATCGGCGATGTCGTGAAGGGGACAGACACCCTCCAGGATATATCGATCGAGCCCAACGCGCTAACGACGAACCAGCTCTCAACCCGGTATCGATTCATCGACGCATCTTCGACGATAAACATCTCTCAGGATGCCTACCTCACCGCCGCAAACACGGGCACATCCTTCGGCATCGGCACGGTGATTCACTTTGAGGCTACGCTCCGCGCCAAGACAGGGCAGGGGCGGGGCTTCTTTTCATCCTTTGGGGCCGACGATGGGACCAACACCCTCGCTGGTCACTCAGGTGGCAGCTGGGATGAGTCGGCCACCGTCATCACGTCACTTGGCATCCACTCAGAGGATGCAGGCGGCATCGATGCTGGGTCACGCTTTTGCCTGTACCGCCGCACCCGCAACAACGTCCGCGCCGACAGCGCGAACACCGCGCGGGAAGTTCGCCGCATCTCGGTGGCCGATGGCGATGCAGGCCCGACCGCCTACAACCTGTCGCAGACGGCCTTCGGTGGATCGGTCGTTGGTATCTCTCTGCTCACCGATGCAGCGGTCACCGCTGGAACCCTGACCGCTGAGGTGAAGGTCGGTGGCGTGTCCATGGGCTCGCTCGCCCTCAGCACCACCTACCCCACCGGCCGGCGAGCGACCTATGCGATCGGCCTGAACACCTTTGGTGGCAACGAAGCCATCACGGTGGAGATCACCACGGCAGGCAGCTTCGTCGCAGGCGGGCCGACTGAAGTCGCCGTCGCCGTCGAGCTGCAAAACGCCGCACTCTTCCAGGGGCCGGCGGGCGGCAAGCAGCACATCAAGACCTATCGGATTGAGAACACAACTCCTACCACGGTTACGTTTAGCGACCTCGATGGAGACGTTGACGAAATCTATGTCCTTGAGTGGGATATCATCACGGCCGCCGGCACCGTGGCCACGCTGCAGCCTAATGCGCTGGCCACCAACCAGGGGAGCGTGCGTCTCGCGGGTGGCACCGAGACGGACTATGCGACGCTCAGCATTCTCAACACGTCCGCTGAGCGCGCCTCTGGATCGGTTCAGTTCCGTGCACGGACCACCCGCAGAAGAACGTACATTTCAACGGCGATGATTGCATCCTCGCCGTATGCGGCGGCAAACGTCACTGCCCAGTTTTACACGGGTATCTGGAATGAAACGTCGACAAATATCACCTCGCTCGTGATCGACTCAACGAACGCTCTCCTCGCCGGATCCGAGTTCCGCCTGTATCGCCTGACTGAAACCGCAGGCGCGGTCGAAGAGCTGTAATTTCTGAGCTTACTGGAACATGGCCTCGCGAACATTCATACGCCAGGACAAACAGGTCCGCCCAAGCGAGGCGTACGACGACACAGTACCGCATGGCGTCGCTCTTGAGACTGACGCTGAGAACCTGCAAGATGATGTAAACGCTCTTCGATCTCAAATCCGACGCATCCTCGGAGAGGACAACTGGTACGACGCACCTGTTGTGTCGCTTGCTGATGTGGCCGACGGAGGCGGTTCGGGCTCGGGGTTTCTGTATACGAACATCGTTCCATCTGGTGACATCGATGATGCGAACGACACATTCATTGCGCCGACGTATTTTGAGAGCGACTTGGCTGGGGTAATGGGCCCACAGGTTTACGTTAACGGGATCCGTCAGCAACTAAGTGTGCATTTTTCTGTCGCAGAGAGCGGCGGCCCTGGCTCTGGATACGATACTATAATTTTCGCCGGGGATTGTATACCAGAGGTGGGCGATATCGTCACCATGGACTATGTTTTGGCGGTTTAGCGCTTATGACTCTTAAAATCAGCCAGGGCCAGATCAAGAAAAGCCGAGTATACGACGATACAATACCGTCGGGAGATGCTGATCTTGAGGTAGCCTCGGCGTCTGCCCTGGATGATCTTAACGGTCTTCGCTCGCAGATTCAAAGAGTCATCGGGGAGGGCAATTGGTGGCGAGACGCACCTATTTCACTGCGTGCAGTAGCGGCCTATCTGGGAGGGTTTCGGAAGAATCAATCCGTAACTCCGCCGACCGACGGGGCCGAGGTCATATTTTTCACCCCGGAAACGTTCCTGTATTCGGCTGCCGTCGATCAGAGCTTTTTAAATCCGTCCGTCTATCTCAACGGCCATCGCCTTGAAGAGGTTAGCGATTATATACTCAACGAGTCTGGAGGAGTTGGGGCTGGATTTGATTCGATCGATTTCACGCCGGGAGGCGCGCCCAGGACGGGCGATGTCATTGCTGTTGATTATTTCATTTCGACTGGGACGATACCGCCACCCGCGGGCGGCATCGGGGTCTACGACGAATCCGTCCTCGTTGCTGTTCGGCCTGCGATCAACTTCATTGGCTCAGCCATCCAGGCAGTCGATAACATTGGCGCCAACAGGGTAGATATTACGGTGCAGATCACACAAGACGACATACTCCCCGCCTTTGTGCCGTCGATTGTAATGTCGCCTGGCGGCCCTTTGGAGATTGGCGAGACGGTTACCAACCCTGCGTTTACTATCACTGCGTCCGGTGGCGTTATCGCGACCTATAGTGTGACGGATTCAGATGCCAACGGGCCCACTGCAGGCATTGGGCCTGCAGTGGCAGGCATCACTCATCCATTCGCGTTTGTGAAGAGCGCCAACGGTGCCACGGTTTCATTTACTGCTGAGGTGGTAAGCGATGCCGGCGTTACCAAGTACCCTGTGGACTCGCTTGTGTGGAGGCCTCGGGTTTACTATGGCGACGCAGCGCCCGGGACCATCGACGAGGCCTTTGTGGAGAATCTTGGAGGCAGCGGGCTCGCCTCTAGCAGGACCCGGACGATCGCGTTCAGCAGTGGAAGTGGCGAGAAGAGCTACTACGCGTTCCCGACGGCATATGGCGGTGGTACGCCAACTTTTAAGGATGCCGACACGGGATTCGACGCAGGCTTTTCGCAGGCGGTAGCGAGCGTTTCTATTACCAACAGTTTTGGCGTCTCGCAGACCTACGAGGTCTGGGCTAGCGATACGGCTGCCTTGGGCTCTTATTCGGTAAATGTGACCTGATGACGATTCCCATCAATGCCAAGTTCGCACGCCGCAACGCAGCGGACACGCCGCTTCTCGACAACACGGATGTCCTCGGCGGATGGATGACTGTGGCCGACAATGCCGAGCGGGATGCCATTATCGGATCGGTGCGTGTTGAAGGGCTGCATGTGTGGTCGGCCAACGCGGCGACTTTGTACCGACTCGATGCCGATCTTATCACGTGGACCGAGGTAGATCTGGGCAGCGAGACTGCATCCAATGTGCAGACAGAGGATGGCGGAGCGCAGGAGATCATTATTTATGCAAGCGCGGGCGGTAGCGACACGACAGGGGACGGCACGGTCGGCAACCCCTATGCCACAATCTCCCGTGCGTATGCCGATGTTCCCATTTTCATTTCTAATGCGTTCTATGTGATCAGGTGCACGGGTGTGACGGAATCGCGCACGACACCTATCGTCCTGAGGCCACATATTGGAACTGGCGGGTCGAAGTTTACGATCTCACCTACTGATCCGCTAACGTTCACTCGTCGCAACGTGACCTTTGAGGCGGTGTCTACGATCGTAGACACGATCTCTGGGGGCGAGCTTACGGGCCAGGTCGCGGCGCCTACGACGGGCCTGCGCACCTTGCAGACGACGAAGAATTATACGCTCGATGAGCACAAGGGTCGCTTCCTCATTACTGACAACGCTTCGGGTAGCCCGTACGGCGCCATCGTTGGTAATTCGGCTGGTCCCAACAGCGAGATATACGTCGCGCGTAACAGCGCGTTCACGGCACCGCTGAACATTGTCGAGCCGGGCGCGGAGATTATTAACGCACTTGGCGGCGCAGGGTTCACTGACACGGCCGCGATTGATATATCGCAGGGCTTTTTCTCGTTCGGAGCGACAGGAATTCGCTTTACGTCTACTTCGACTAGCAGCTTTGCTTGCGCCGTTGTGATGCGCGGGATGCAGCAGAGCCCTGGTTTTGTCGCGTGTCAGATCGACGGTATCCAGATGGAAGATAGCACGGCTGCGGGGAATCTTTCGGCGTGCTCTGTGGGGCGAAGATTTCAGACTGTAGGCGGGTCTCTTGGCTGCACGTATTCGTTGCTATGGCGCGACCCTGCGTCGGCATCTGTTACCATGTTTTTGCAGGCACGTATGACGGGCATGCAACGGGACGCTCCTCAGATATTTTCAACCGTCATGGACACTCCATCCTCGACGTTTGGGGCGACCGGCAGTGAGCAATACAACCGCTACTCTATGCTGATGCAGAACTCATTGATTAGATCTGCAGCCGCCAACGGGGTTAAGGTTTCTGTTGGGGGGTTGTTACGCATGGTGAGTTGCGAGATCAGCAGCTCAGGGAGCGACGCTGTCTTGGTGGACGGGGGGTTCGCTGAGCTTTCTGGGGTTATTGGCTCGGGTAACACGGGCGTTGGAGTGCTTGTGCAAAATAATGGCCGTGTCAGACGGATCAGTAGCACACTTGTAACGGGGTCCGGCGGTGACTACCAGGTTGGTGGAAACACGGTTGGCACGTGGGGCACGTTCTCGGGCAACGAGAACGACTTGGCGTCTGGCAGTCCTCAGTTTGCGCGTATGCATGCTTAGGCGGCAAGCTGCTTACTTGTGACTACAGTGAACTCAGTCACCGATCGGTGATAGCGTTGTTTTCAACTGTAGCCGTATAAGGAAAGGCATAACATGGCATTCGTAACGCTGAGCAGGCAGGAGACGCAGATCCGAAACTCGGATCTGTATGATGACACCATCGCGCCAGCCGAGGCCGCATTCGAGACCAATCCGATCAACATTGAGCAGGATTTAAACAACCTGCGGTCGTTGGGGCACTCGCTCCTTAGTAACCAGGCTGGAAATTGGTGGGATGGGCTGGTCACCCCATCGGCCCTGGATACTGGGTCGGCTCGTGGCGTCAATGATCTTAACACGGACCTCCATGCCGTGGAGCGGAAGCGCGTCCTTCGTGATGTCTTTAGCTTGGTTGATATTTCTGTCGACGATGACGTCTCAGCGACCGGCACGCTCACTCTCACGGGTAACGCGGCCAATGATGAAACGGTGACTACGGGGACGGACGTCTATACGTTCAAGACGGCGCTGACGCCCACAGCGGGCGAAGTGCTCATTGGTGCCACCGCCTCCGACTCGCTTGATAATCTGATTGCCGCTATCAACCTTGATGCTGGTGCGGGCACGCTTTATGCGGCCGGCACGGTTGCGAACAGCTTTGTGTCGGCTGCAGCAGGCGTCGGCGACACGATGGACTTGACTGCGCTTGTACCTGGTACTGCAGCCAACTCTACCGCCACGACGGAAACGCTCACCAACGGATCGTTTGGTAATGCTACTCTCTTGGGTGGCGTGGATGCCAAGAACTACGTCATCCTTGGGGCCGGTGAGTTGCCGACCAATACGACAGCCGCGGTAGGCGCGGTTACAACGCTGGGTACCCTGGTGGCAGCGCATGGGGGCACCTTTGGTACTCACGCGCTGTCGGAGATCACGGGTGGTAACGCTATCAGTCCGCTCAACCTGATGAGCGTCGTCGATGGGTCGACTCGTGACCCGATTCTGTCGAGCAATCGGGTCATATGGGGGCTGCTTCAGGGCGAATCGGGTGTAACGGATGGCGTCACGATCACTGATACGACGGCTACACGCGTGCAGATTTCGTTTGTTCGTGTCAATGCGACCGGCGATGATTTGGAGGCGGTTCCTGCGGCCGACGTTGGTGGGGCTATAGTCAACTATTCGACCCGTGAGCGTGTTCCGCTTGAAAGCCTCACCGAGTATGACTTTCTTCGAGGGGCAGTCGTGGACGTTCCCCCGTCTGGAGCCACGGTTGATCTGCAGACGACTCTCAATAACCAGGGCGCGACACCGGTCGATGTAACGACCAATATTACCATCGACCTGGAAGGCCCAGGCCTTGAGTGGTGCTGGCGTGATGACCTGGAAGCTAATCTGCTGTGCATTGTTGAGGGTAGCGCGGGCGGCAATAGCACGATTGAGGTTGGAACTGACGTAGACGTATTCGAAGTCAATGCGATTGTTAGCGATTTTAACAATGGTGCGAGCTTTGATACTGGGGCTGCCGGCACGACGATCAATGTTGGCGTCACTGCTAATCAGATCGATTCTGGAGGAGCCCTTTCGGTACTCTCTGGAGGCGGCGCTGATTTGAATCTGGCTGCCGCACTCGAACTCAACCTTACGGACAGCTATCGGGCCGGGTCGACGTGGTCTCTGGTCGACGGCATTCAGCTTGCTGCGTCTTCGGGGGAGTGGGACGCCTTCGAGGCAGCCTACGGCGGCGAGGTGTCGCTCCTCAGCGCGCTGACTACCGCGGCGACATCGATCCAGCGGACGAAAGTATATTCGACCGTGACAGCAAACGTGGCAGCAGACGTGGACATTTCCGGTCCATCGGACGACAATAACCTCGATACAGATCTGGGAGATCTGTCGTCGGGTACATTCGTCGACGACTATGATATTTACCTTAATGGCAAGCTTCTTTACAACGGCGTCGACGCTGCGGCGAATAAGGATGTTTATCCTGGCACGTCGCTGGCCAACGGGCAGCTCAAGCTTGAGGACAAGGTAAAGATCGGCGATGTGATCGCAGTTATCGGCTGGGCCTGATTATGAATGATCCGAGCAGTGAAGTTCAGACAGCCCTCGAAGCGCAGGCCAGGAAGGCGGACGATCTCGCGGCGGCCATGACGCGAGATCGTTCTGAGCATGTGGGTGCAGAGAAGGCATTTTTGCTTATCGCAAAACAGATGCCGGAACTGGCTAAGAGCTTTGATGCTCGGGTTGAGCGGGACGATCAGGTTGGTGCAGCGCTGGAACAGGTACGGCGCTATGTTCACAATGTCATTGCCCATGTCCAGGGGCTCTGCGAGTCCTCGGCTCTTAAGCAAAAGAGTGAGATTCTTTTGTGCGAGGGGCGTGCGCAGACGGCGCAGATGATGGCCCAGACGATGCGTAAGGAGATCGAGGCGGTTGGTCGGGTGCAAGCGGCGCATGCTGCCCGTGTGGAGCAGCGTACTGAAACAGTCTTTTCGCGTGATGAGCCGGATGGGGGCGCCGTGATTAAGACGGCCCCTGCTCCTGCATCGAAGGGCGGCCGTCGGGTCCTTCGTTCGGTACCGGTGCCGGCGCCGGTACCGGTTGATGAGTCATCTCCCGAGGTGCGCAAGGCGCAGTCGGAGGAGACTCGTAGGGCTGCGAAGGCAGAGCGACGTGCGCAGGTTGCCCGTGCGCAGCGTGCTCAGGGTGGAGATAAGAATGACGTTTAAGACGCCTGACAGATCTCCGGGGCCGGCGGATGAGGAGGAACTTGCTCTCGAAGATCGAACAGCCGACGGAGACCCAACGTCCGAGGGCGCGATTCGTCGCCTCGGAAGTGTTCTTCGCTACTATGTTGGCGGCGCGGTCACCCAGATTGCCCGCTGGAAGAACCCTCCTGTTGGCTTTGACGGTGTCGACATGGGCACCATTTCGGATGGGCAGGGGCTGGCCTATAACGACACGAGCAAGCAGTTCGAGCCCGTGACTCTTTCCGTGACTCTTTCCGACCGATCATGGCGGCGCCACTTTCTGGTTATGGGAGGCTGACGGGTGGCCGAAGTTCTCAAGGTGTTGGGGCAACTTGACCCCGTGGCGACAACGTTGACAGCGCTTTATACGGTGCCTGGAGCGACGTCCGTGACAGCCTCGACTGTCGCCATCTGCAATCGCACTAGCTCCAATAAGCGCGCGCGCGTTTCGATCGCCGTGGCAGGCGCGTCCGATTCGCTTGAGCAATACATCTACTATGACGTGCTTGTGCTCAAGAACGACACCATCTTCGCGACCATCGGTGTTACGCTGGCGGCGACGGATGTGGTGCGTGTTTACACGGATGCCGTGGGGCTGTCTTTCAGCCTGTTCGGGGTTGAGGTGAGCTGATGAGCGCTACCAAGGCTCTGCAGGGCGTGGTCCTTCTTGATGCTGATGGCAACGAGATCACGCTTGACGATGGCGCTACTATCGGCTCCGCTGAAGGGGTCATCATCGCCGGGCAGGACGGTGCTGTGGCCCGCTTTGTGCGTGTCGCTGATGATGGCACGGTCCGCATTGATCCGACAGGCACGACCACGCAGCCCGTTGGGCTCCGAGACGTTGAGCATGGACAGTCCGCTCAATTCTCGGTTTTCGGGCTTCAGAAATTCGCGCAGGAATCCCTCCTTGCCGATCTAAGGTTTGATAAACAGGCCCTGGTAGAAGACTGGGACATCACACGCGTGAACGGTGGCAACTACCAGCCCGAGATCGGCGGTGTTGGCATCAAGCTGTTCACGAAGGCGCAGATCGGTAGCAGGGTCGAGTTCGTTAGCAGGAGAAAATTTCGCTACCAGTCCGGCCGCGGAATGCTTCTGAAGATGTCAATCGTGCTCGGCGATGCAGGGGTCGCCGGGAATGTTAGACAGTGGGGCTTCAAAAACACCAACGGCGACGCGCTCTACCTTGAGATGAACGGAACGACGCTCCAGTTCGTGCACAACCGAAACGGGAGCAACGTTTCAACAACCGCTGCATCCGCATTTGATACACCCGTGACGGCCGATGCCAACGGCCACATCTGGTTTATTCAGTACCCGTGGCTCGGGGTGGCAGACATCTTCGTCCTGTACGACAACGCAGTCGTTCACCGAAGCGTGTACATCGGGACGTCGCAAGAGTTTTCGCTCGGCGATCCCGACATGCATGTGTTTCTCTCGGTGGAGAACGTTTCAAACGCAACCAGCGTTTTCATGAAGTCGGGCTGTGCGTCCGTAGTTATTGAGGGCGGCAATCTTGTTGCAGGACTTGTTAGCGGCGAAGGGGACGGCGTCGTCCGTAATATCTCCGTCAACAATGCTGGGGCAATCTCCACTGTAATCCGGGATAGTGACACCCACCAGAGCCCGGAGGTGTACCGGGACAACCGTTCCGAACTGTCCATTCGAGACGACATTTCACACGATCTCCTGCGCAGCATCTTTCGTGAGATAAAGACTTTGCGAATTCAGATGGGGCATGCGACAGAGGTCGATTTTGACGGCGAGGACGACCAATGAGTGACTTCATTATTCGCAATGGGAGAGGGAGCGGCGAACGAGCCCGTGTCGACGAAGACGGCAGGCTTTGGGTTGATGCGCTGACAGCTGCCCAGGTGTCAGCGAGCACGGAAGATGGGACACAGTATGTGTTTCCTGTTGGAAGGCGTTCGGTTACCACGACGGCTACGGAACACTCGGTGCTTCGCATCAATCCGAACTCGAATACGAAAAAATTTCACCTTCAGCGCTTGTTCGTGTCGGTGCTGAATTCGACGCCGATGCTGTTCCGCCTCTATAGAGGGTCGTCAGCGCCAACCGCGAACAATGTTTCGTTCTCGCCAGGCAACGCGAACACGAACTCCGTGAATGCGGGGTCGTTTGACGCTGATGTTTGGGACGGCGTTGGTACCGGCATGACGGTCGCGACCAAGGGGACGGAGGCATTCGCGGGCTACTTTGGGCCGGGCGCTTTTGATGTGCCCGTTGAGGGCGGGCAGATCTGGGGGCTGAACGCAGCGATTCTTGTCACTGTTGAATGCACTGTTGCCAACCTATTTACGGCGGTTGTTACAGGCTGGGAGGCGGCCGTCTAATGGCGTTTGAAATCAGAGATGGTACTGGGTCAACCAGCACCGCCAAAGTCACTGTAAACAACCAGCTCTCTGTCGCATCCGATGCGATGCCGCGGGCAGGGCGAGCCTGTTTTGATGGGTTTCTGCATGCAATTACAACCGGGCCCTCTCTTGCGCTGACGACAACCGGCAGCTATAACGGCTTGCTATACATTCTGAACACCTCCCCGACGCCAATTTATATCTGGGCGGTGGAGTTGTTTGCGACCGTGGCGTCGCGTTGGCAGGTCGTCAAAAATCCTACGACGGGAACGCTGATCTCTGCGGGTACGACCGTTACAGCAACAAACATGAACTTCGCCAACACGTACAGCTTGGCTGCAACGATCAAGAAAGGGGCAGCCGATGGTCAGACGATCACAGATGGGACATCGCTGGTATACCTCGGCAGGCCGGCTTATGACTCTGCCCGCAGTCTCGATGGAAATCTGATTATCCTTGGGCAGTCTGATTCGGTCGCCTTTTTGTGCCGCCCGTCGGCCTCGTGCGATGCGACAGTTTCTGTCAGCGTATCCCAGGAAGATCTGGATCTGTAGGAGCCGCCCATGGCGATGCCCATCTACATCCAGGACCCGGCGACGGGGCGACGTCTTCAGGTCAGCCCAGACGGAGCCCTGCGCGTTGAGATTCTTGAAGGTGCTGCCGCCGAGCTTCCTGTCGAGGTCCTGACGCGCCGCAAGGTTCTTCGCGATTTCTTGCGCGATCAGGCAAGCGCCATAGACCTTGCGGTGGACGGGTCTTCGACGCCTGTTGAGTTTCGTGAAGAAGCAGATACTGAGCGTACAAAGTGGATTACGAGTGCACGAGTCCTCTTCAACGGCGCCAACATGGAGATGAACACCAACGACTTCCGTCGGTTCGGGGCAGCGACGGCGTCGCAGACTCCACTCAACAACGGGCTGGAGTTTTTCGTTATCCAGGGCGGTGTCCAGTCCAACTTCTTCATCTCCCCCATCGTTCGTATGGGTGATTTTTTTGACTACGCAGACGGCTACCTCAATATTGTGAACGCCGTTAGCGCTCAGTCAGACTTCCTGTACTTCGATTTCCGGTTCGAGCAGCCTGTCGTTATCCCGCCGAGCACGACCGACCGCGTGGTTATGCGTGTCAGTGACAACCTGACGAGCATCGATGTTTTTCATGTGATCATCCGCGGCTACCAGGAGCTTATTGAGTAATGGGGCAGATCATTACACCCGCTGAGCCCCGAACCGACGAAGGTGTTCGGGTCATCGCGCCGACGTTTGAGAGCACTGGAGGTCTTCATCCACAGTGGAAAGGTTATCTGTATAACGTCACGGCAGGGATGACCAATATATTCGACGAGCTTGTGACCTTCGAAAAACAGCTCCGTGGTGGCTGGTACGAGCTGATGGACGGCAACGCGATAGTCGGGGACTATATCGAGGAAGCTGTCGTAGACAAGGACGACGTGCTCGGTTTGTTCTCGACGTACGGGCTGACCGTCGGGGTCGACGTCTTGGAACTCAAGAAATACGTTAGGACCGAGTACGTTAACCCGGGCACAGCAGGTGAGCGACAGGTATTTCTTGCGAACTCAACCTTCGTCGTTCTTGCGGGCCTCTACATGCGCATTATTTATGAATCGACGGGCGTCGATGATCTCAAGCTGAAGGTGACAACTTTTGCCTACCAATAGCGACAGGAAGAAGGATGTTCTGGTGAACGGCAACAAGGAGCCGCCGCTCAGAAAATTTGCCTTACCTCTTGATGTGGACTGGACGCGACTCATTAAAGAAAAGCAGCAGCAATGAGTCCTGATGCTGTCATGGTCATGATGGTTGTGTTGGCCGTCGTGATCATCGCTGCCGACGTTGCCCTGGCGATGGATAGGCGGCGCGGGAATACGTATTCCGAGATCTTGCGCGCAGCCGGGGCAAGGTGGAAGCCTCTAATTTTTATGATCATTTTCGGGATGGGTCTGCTCACGGGCCATTGGTGGTGGTAGTTCTGGATCGGGCTGTGGCTAAAAGTTTCGGCTAAGCTGGCATTGAATGTATAGTGCCGGCAGAGTGCTTGTATCCGTAAAAATAGCGAACACAGGCAGGCGGACGATTCAAAGGTCGGGAGGTGTCGAGCTTCCGCCTCCGTTCCATCTGCTCGTAATTTCTCCGGGGCAGTCCGCGGAGATGGTTTGTACCAAAGGTCAGATCGAAGAGCGGTGGCCTCATGATTCTGGGTTTCGCGTAGCTGACCTACTTCAGCAGCTTGTCCAGTGCGGCATGATTACGATTGATATCTCTCCCTACAGCGACACTATTCTGCCAGTGGGAGCGGTTGATGTTGATTTGGCTAAGACGATCGGTCAAGATGCGCCCGGCTCGCTATATAATGAGTCGGGCGAAGGAGATGTGATGGGACCTAAGGACGACTTTCCTGATTTCTTGGATCCGCTGTACAACGCGCCTGCAGAGAAGAAATCGCCCAGCCGAAAGCCTGTGCGCAGCGAAGAGCCTGTGGAGAGGGCGCCGTCGGACCCTCTCTCGACCGGAGTCGACCTTCCCGACCCTGGGGAGCTTCCGTATGCGTCTAAGAAGAAGGACGACCAGAAGGATAAGTTCGATTCCGCGGTGAAGATGGCGTTCGTAGGAGCAGGCCAGGGCGGAGGCAGGATTGCCCAGTCGTTTTACGACATGGGCTATCGACGCGTGTGCTGTGTGAACACGACCCAGCAGGACCTGTCGTCGCTTTCGATCGAGAACAAGCTGGTGATTGGTCACGATCGCGGCGGGGCAGGCAAGGACCCTGAGCAGGGCCGCCTTGCCGCCAAGGAGTCGTTCGAAGACATCATGGATTTGCTGATGCGATCCTGGGGTCAGGGCGTCGAGCAAATGTGGGTGTGCGTGGGCGCGGGGGGCGGCTCGGGCACAGGGAGCTGGCCCGTGCTGGTAAAGGCGATGAAGGAATTCGGCGATTCCACGAATGTGGAAAAGCCCATCGAGAAGCATCTTGGCATCATTATGACGATGCCAAAGAGGAGTGAGGGGTCGCGCGTTCAGAAGAACGCTCTCACTGCATTGCAGCAGGCCGTGGAGCTGGTTGAGGCGAAGAAGATTAGCTCGCTCGTCATTGTGGACAATGCGAAAATCCACGAGCTGTACCCTGGCCTGCCTGTGAAGAAGTTCTGGGGTGCTGCTAATCAGAACTTTGCAGCGATCCTCCACACGTTCAACCTGCTTGCAGCGCAAGACAGTCCATACAACACCTTCGACAAGGCCGATTTTCGGTCTGTGATTCGTAATGGGATCATGATCTTCGGCATGGCCCGCGTCCAAGACTGGGAGCACAAGGAAGACGTCAGTATGGCGGTGCGCCAAAACCTTGCCGGGTCGCTGCTCGCTGATGGGTTCGACTTGTCCAAGGCCAACATGGCAGGAGCAATCGTCGTGGCGCACGACGATGTGCTCGAAGAAGTCCCGATGGAGAACATTGACTACGCCTTCAACAGCCTGGGCCGTGCGCTAGGCAATGAAGGGGTCACTCTGCATAGCGGTATTTACGAATGGAACAAGCCGGGGATGATGGTCTTTACTATCGTGAGCGGCTTGCAGCCTCCGCAGACGCGTTTCGACGAACTTGAGCGGCTAGCAACGTAAACGTTTGAGCGGGTATGGATAGGTCTGTCATTGAGAGGCTTGTCGGCTCCGTGGACGGAGCTAACGTGAACTTCGAGACGAAGTACGAGTATCAGCCGGGTAGCGTTCGCGTATTCATCAATGGGATCGTGGCTCGCCAGAACGACGCCGACGGATGGACGGAGGTCGGCTTCAAACGTATTCGTTTGGATGAGGCACCCGGAGACGGCGAAGTAGTCTCAGCGTACTATGTAGCTGTCTAGCCGCGCAGTTGCACGATACCTCCAATTCGAGGTATAGGTAGATCGGAAACATGGCGAGGTTCGAGAATGCGACCGGGGTCATCGATGGGGTGAACCGTGACTTCACGGTGCTCTACCCCTATGAGCCTGGTAGCGTGGCCGTGTTCCTGAACGGTATCTTGCAGACAAGGACGTTTGCAGATGGCTGGGTCGAGACCGACCCAGCCAGTGGCCTTGTTACGCTAAACGAGGCGCCAAGGGCGCTGGGGCTGCCGGGCGTCAGTCCTGACGTGGTTCAGATCTTCTATCGCGACAGCTCCTCCGCGACCCTCCCGTCAGGTCAGATCGTGCGCCTTACGGGCCGACTTTTGCTTGCCCGGGAGAGCGGACTTTCCGGGTCGATTTTGTCGCCCACCTTCCGAGCGGTGGTGGGCGGAGGCGTGAGCCTGCGTGGCGTGGTTACAGGCCAGCAGGGGCTTACTGCATTGGTCAGCATGCCCTCCGGGCTACGAGGGGTCATTGCCGACTGTGGATAGAAAGAGGGGGCGGTAGGCTTTGCCAGGCTTTGGTTCAGGACCCTTTGGTAAGGGGGCCTTCGGCGAGTGGCCGTGGGCTTCTGAGTCGATCGTCGACGGCATCCCTGCGGTCTACAAGGAACAAGACGAAGGGGCTGGCAACGGTACCCTGAGTGCACTGCTTGAGGGTCTCGTCCCGTCACTTGAGTCACTGCGGCGCAAGATTCGCGACTACGATATCCTGCGAAACCCGCTGCTCGCCCCTGTCGACACGTCCTTCCAAACGACACAGTCGATTTTAAGAAGCGAGAACCTGGGCGACGGAACGTCGCGCGTCTTCTTGAGCGCAGGCTCCGACGGAGATAACCTGGACGGCCTCCGCGTAGGGATGGTGCTCATCGATTCCCGCGGGTATCGATTCACTATTTGTTCCGTGGCAACGTCGACCTTGGCCGCCGACGTTGACGACCCGCCGGTGGATCCGGCGACGGGCGCCCTGACAGGGCGATACGTCATTGTCAATAATATCGGCCAGGTAAGCACAGAATTCATCCCGTTCGTATCGGGGACAATCGTCGAGGACGAAGATCCTCTGGCTGGTGCGTTCCCGAACAGCCCAAACGACATTGACGATGGCGCAGAGCCCCCGCCCTACATCTTCAACGTGGAAGGTTCGTACCTTAGCGGCGACGACATCGCGTTGAACCGGGTCACGGTCACGTGGGAGGAAGGTGGCGACCCAAAGACCGGGTTTTTTGTCAATACCGGTAACCCTGGCGGAGATCTGGCGGACACTAGCGAAATCAACTATGACGTAGCCTCTACGGCGACAGGGCAGATCGTTCTATATACGGCGTCAGGTGCGACGATTGATGCGGACACGATTCGCGTCTCGTACACGAGGTCGGGCGGGGCCCTTGTTGAGGATGCCGAGGTTCGCGCGCAGAACATTTTGGCATTCCTTGCTGCCGACCGAGCGATTTCGCTAGACCTGAATGACCCAGAAGTCTACCAGCGCTCGTTCACAAACAGCGCTTTCAAGATATGGGAGATCAAAGGCACCGCGAACGGCTATCGCTACATGGGCGAGCTGGGCGGCTATTTTGTTGAAGCAATCCCCCTGTACGCGATCCCGTCGTCGCTAGCAGTCACGCTCGACCCTGCCACGGTCATCGCGAACCCAGAAGGCGAGTACGCCTCCGGGTCGATTGCGGCAGTGCCCGTAGCGTCGCTGGTTGACGGCGAAACGTTTACGCTAAGCGATGGAGAGAATCCTCCTGTCACGTTTGAGTTCGACACAGCTCCCATCTCAGTGACCGCCGGGAATGTCTCTGTGGACATCAGCGCGGCAACCACAGCGTCCGATGTTGGTTCCGCGATGGCAACGGCCATCAACGGGGCGACGTTTCTGAATCTTGCCGCGGTGGGCGGTAGCACTGTCACGGTCACGAATACAGTCGAAGGCGTCGTCGGCAATGTTACGGACTGGAGCGATACGGTTTCTGACCCGAACTTTATGATCAGCCAGCCTACCGGCGGAATAGACCCGGTCTGGTTTACGATCATTGCTCCGACGCGGCTGCTGTTCGACGAGGTGATCGCCGACATCATTCCTCTCGACACGTTGTGCTCCGAAGACACGTACCCCGGCGCGGTTCAAACGATCACCGTAACGGAGGTCGTTGCCGGCCAGGACCGAGGCAGCGAGACGGGATACACACTGACCGTGTCGACGGCGGAGATGTACTTGTCTTTCGGCACGTTTGGCGAGCTGACCGACGCGAACGCGAACCTCTTTGACGTTCTTTCGTACACGCGCCTTACGGCATCGACGTTTGAGGTGGAAGTTGCATCGTCGCAAACGCCCGTCGTGGGAGCAGGGTCGATCGACTGGAGGGTCCTGCGGTTTACCGCTCCGAATACGGTGACCATTACGGGCATCGGAACGGACGTGGAGGATCTTGGTCGCCAGACGGTGGGGTATTCGGGCCGGCGTTACCGTGTCACAAAGACATTCACCGATCCTCCGTTGGCCAGCATCGGCAACTGGCTTTTTATCGACGCAGATGGCGTCGCGTCGTACATCGAGCGGTTTGAGAACATTCCGTTGACGTCCGACTACGAGATTGAATTCGTGTCAGAAACTGTTCCGGCGGCAGGAACGGCGAATGTCTATGCAAGCTGCTCTCTGCAACCTAGCTGTGATTTCTGTGCGGCAAGCTCTGTGATCATTCGTGTTGTAGCTACAGCGATCAACGGGTACCCGGAAGCTATTGATTCTGGGTCGTTCGATCGGATCAGCGGCCGGGTGCTGCGCATGGTTCCAGGCCATGTAAAGCCGATCATTCTGGGTATCGTCGACCCGCCAGAGCTTCTGTCGATTACGCCTGGGGACGGGACGAATACGCTGACATGGACAGACGTGGATGGCGCGGTGTCATACAACGTGTACTGGGATACGTCGCCAGACGTGTCTCCCTCTACTTCAAACAAGATTACTGGGGTGGTCTCTCCTTATCTGCACGGCGGTTTAACAAATGGTGTCACGTACTACTACGTCGTCGTGGCAGTGGGGATCTGATGTCATACGAGAGCTTTCCAAGCAATGAACTTGATGGAGCACCGGAGTCGGGGCTCGACACGCCTGTTCTCTCGATTGCGGGGCAGGGGGATGGCTACATTGACCTTTCCTGGGGCGCCGTCGCGGGCGCCGCAAGGTATTGCGTCTTCTACTCGTTCACTCCAGGAGTCACGACAGACGCCGCGTCGCTGGCGTCTCTGAGCCTTGTCCTCAACCCTGGATCGGGTTCTAACCTTAGAATTGCTGACATAGATCAGACTGGCCTTGATATTACGTCTAATATCACGGTCGAGTGCTGGGTCAAGTTTGTTGGCGATATCTTCAATGACGATATCGACTTGGTTGCGAAAAATTCAGTCGTTTCGTCAGGTAGCTACGCCTTTCAGTTCCTGTACGGAGGAGGTGTACCGTCTCTGTCGTTTGCTTTGAGCGATGATGGAACGACGTTTGTGGATGTCACGAGGGCGTGGTCGCCGGTGGCAGACACCTGGTACCATCTCGCCGCGACCTGGAACAGCTCGCCTGACAGGGCGCGGATCTACGTAGACGGCGTACAGCTAGGGGCCGACGAGGTCCTTGGAATTGCTTCTGTCTTTGATGGGACCTCCGACTTCAAGATTGGCCTCGGCGGTGCCGGCGTGTACACGTTCTATCTTGACGACGTGAGGGTTTGGGACGTCGAGCGTACGGCTGGTGAGATCTCTTCCAACCGCAGCGTTCAGCTAGACCCTGCCTCCGAGGCTGACCTGCAAGGTTACTACACGATGAGCGTCGTCGGGCGTGACGCGACGGCTAACGGCAATCATCTCTCCGAAGTTGGCTCGATTGCCTATGATGGCGATGTTCCGTTTGAGATCACTGGCACGTCGTTCAGGCACCTTGGCCTAGAGAGCGGCGCGCAGGTCTATTACATCATGGTGGCCAGGACGGCGGCAGCCGGGCGGTGCGGCTTTGGGGCAGGCACCGGCGTCTCTGCGGCCAGCGACGAAGAGAGCGGAGTTGCGCTAGGGGCTCCGACGTTGTCTGTGGCGGCCGGGGATGGCGAGAACGTTGTGACATTCACTTTTGTGGCTGGCGCAACCTCTTACAATCTTTACTTTGGGGCGTCTGGGGCAGGCCTTGGTGGAACTAAGATTACAGGCGCCACGACGCCGTACACGCATACGGGCCTCACGAATGGAGTAGAGGTTTGCTATGTGGCGACGGCGGTTGTCGGCGGATCCGAGTCCGATGCATCGAACGAAGACTGCGGCACCCCGGCGGCCGTTGGGGGTACGGAAGATATTGTTTTGCTAATGGGCGGAGTTGTTGGCACCAACGAAGTGAACATGGCCGCTCTGTATGATACCGGCGCAGGGACCTGGACGTCGGGGGTCAATATGCCCATCGGCAGGGACGGCGCGTTCATATGCAAGCCGGAATCAGAGTATGCATTCTATATAGCGGGGGAGACACTGTCTGCCATTCAAAGCACTGGTTATTTCTATAACCATGACCTGGATGTGTACGGGGCTATCCCAGCTTTCCCGGAAGTGCGTAACGCTGCGTCCGCGATTCATGTTCCTGGCAGCGTTCACCCAAGCGGGACCGATCGTTTCTTTATTATGCTGGGAGCGGACGCCCTGGGCACCGGCGGCGCGACGAATACATCCTATGTGATTGATCCGAATTCGGGATATGCATCGTCGGCATTGGCTGTGTTCCCTTATGCGAATGGGTACCGTAGTGCCTGGGTTGGCTTAACGTCCAAGACGACCGATGGGAATCCGAAGCTCGTGATTATCTCAGGTGAGATCAGTAGCTCAGATCCGAACTACCCTTCGTGCACAGGTGACGGCGAGGACAAGGTGTTTATTTACGATATAACAACCGACACCTGGAGCCAGGGCGCTGATATATCAGGGTTCACCACTGGCGGTGGAGTTTGTGCGTTTGACAGCACGTTAGATGGTCATTCGATGATCGTCATGGATGACGGAAGGATATTGACGGTCGGAGGAAAGTGGGAAAGCACCACGCCTTCGTTTGGTGCATTGGCAGACTGCTTGATATATGACGCGGAGCTTGACACGTGGACAGCCACTGGTCCGCTGTCGGCGCCAAGGATGAGTGCATCTGTTTTGAGGTTGGCGAATGGAAAAATCATGGCCGTTGGCGGGCAGAATACCGCCAATACTTCAGTGGCGACGTGTGAGCTGTACGATCAGGCGCTCGGCACATGGACCACAGCCGCACCAATGTCGATTGCAAGGGAAGCTCCTTTTGCAATTTTGCTGTCGAGTGGAAAAGTTCTCGTGGCTGGCGGGAAGACGGGGGGATCGACGGCGACGAGCACGTGCGAGATATACGATCCTGACTTGGACACGTGGACTGCCACAGGCGCCCTGCCGACGGCGGCGGATCGCGGTGACGCAGACATCAGATCCGGCGTGCCAATGGGTGGCGGCGGGATGAATGGTCTTATGATTGTAGATACTTACTAGGGCAACGCTCTAGATTGAGGTATAGGAAGATTTTATGCCGGTCGATCAGCAAGCCCTTGACTCCTCTGCCATTGCCACGAGATGGAAGGAGCCGTACGTCTCGGCGTCCGTCAATCACCGTGGTGTCGGCATCCTTGCGCCGGGAATCTATCGGGGGCTAAAGCTCGCGGAAGACGGCGGCGCAGGAGATCGCACTGTCATCGTAGAGGACGATGCGGACTACGGCGACCACGTTGCCGGGTACGAGACGAGCGATGGGTACTTCATCCACTATCGCGATGCCTCAGCTGGCAACATTACCCTGACCCTGACGGATTATTCCAGCCAGACGGTCGTCGTAGCGATTTACATTGAGTACGCAATCGGTTCAGATACGACGGGCGTCTTCCGTACGTACACGGTTGCCGAATTTGATGCGCTCTCTGCTTCAGCACGAGGAGAGCTGGTCGTTCTTGGGACAGTCGTCGTCCCGGCGTCTGGTGCGATTGTGGCGGCGAGTATCACGGCTGACCGGAGAACATCCGCGTCGGCCAATCGCCAGCGTGGCACGGTTCAGGCCGCTCCTATTGTACGAAACCCGAGCTTTGAATTCGGCGTATCAGGAGATGCATACGAGCATTCTTCGCTGTTTTGGAGGAAAAAGTCTACGCTTGGTACTGGCACGTGGACTACGACCACGGCGACTGCGAATGTGGGCGCCAAGTCAGTTCTGCTCAGCGTAGCGTCGGGCCCGTTCTCAGGAGAGCTGATCCAGTCGATAGGCGCAGCGACGCGCGAGGGAGAATCCCTTATCTGCCAGCTGTTCGTCCGTCAGGTGCAAACGATATCCTCAGGCTCGATTGAAGCGTTCGTGGAGTTTGCTGACGCTGACGGGCGTGCGATGACGAGATCTACGGTTACGCTTGACGGAGGCGCAGCCGATGGGTCATTCCGTGAAGTTAGCTTTACGCTTACGGCCCCAGCGACAGCTACGTCTATTCGCACGCTAGGCATTCAGGCCGTATCCTTGGATCCGACGGCGCCGGGCGATGTTATATACATCGATGATTTTACGGCGTTGATCGACGTCGAGGATACCAGGCTCTATAATCCGTATGATCAAAACTGGCGTCAGCCTGTCAACGTTGAATCGATCGTGCTGCAGCAGCAGGACGACACAGAGTGGAACGATAATACGGCTTTAATCGAGTATGATGGTGCATCGCCGAGCACAGAAGGATCTGTAAAAATTGGATCGGGGTCTTCGTCGCTGCCGCCGGCTCTTGCGATTTTCGGCAGAATTCTTGGTATTGGTTCCGGCCTGTCGGACAGTTTGTCCAATGGGCTGAAGCCACGCATCCAGGCGGATGCTGCTACGACGTATACCGAGTACACGCCCATGTACACGATGGACGTGGCAGGGCAGGGGTCGGGACGCATCTACTCCCGCGACGATGGGTCCCTCGTCATGACCGTAAACGCTCGGTGGGATGGCTCGATTTGGAACCAAGACGTTGCAGATGACTCCTCGCGACTTGATCTGAAAACCTCCGGCGTCGAAGTTCTTTTGAAAACGTCGACAGCAAGCTGGGCGGATGGGGCGTGGACATCAACGGCGGTCAGCGTAGGCACCGATGCTACGACATTGACAGACTTGATCGTGACCAGCCTGGGCGGGTCACGGATTAGCTCAGATGTCGAGTCACTCCAGCCGCGCCTTGAGGGGCCCGTCCGAGCCCTTGGCACCGAAGATGACTACACGCTGATCTGGCGGTTCGGCACACCCAGCCTGAAGCAGTTCCGAATGTTCGTGAGCCCCACGGGGCGAATGTTCGGCACAGTCAACGCCGTCTATGACGGCACCGATTGGACCAAGGACGTCAACGGCGAAGAGGCTATTGCCTTGGAGATGAGCGGCGGCGCCACGGCTGCAGCTACGATTTACATCCAAGAGACAGGCACGGACACATGGTCCGACGGCGCATGGTCCGACACGGTTGCTTCGTTTGACGTCGGATCTCGATATAAGACGATCCCGCTATTCGCCGGGCGGGATGACGGTGCAGACTGGGGCCTTGTTGTAAGCGCAACAGCTCCAGGAATTTATTGGTCAACAAATACAGGATCTGGAAGCTCCCTCTTCATACCCATACCTGTAGAATCGGGGGAGGTTATTGAATCTGTTACGGCGATAGTCGACAACCACATCGCCGGGACCAGCGGCGCCATGACTCTAGACATGGAGGTCCTCCAGTACGCCCACGGCGTAACGGCGGCGACGGTGACATCGTTTGGCACGGACTCGATAGTGGATCTCGCAGACACTTTTGCTATCATTGCGTCCGTCAACTTGTCTTCGCATGTCGCGAGTGCAGTGAGCAACTCTTACTACATGCGTCTTGCTACTGGAGCAGGCGCCGCCGAGCGACGGGTTTCTGCGGCTTTCTACAAGTACAAGAAACCATCCTGGAGCTAGGAGGTTGGTATGGGCGACCGTACAGGGACGGTGAGTGATGGAATTCCACGGGAAGTTGTTGATGAGATCACTGACCGCCTAGCCTCGGCATACGGCAACGACACGCCTTCCGACTCTGTACCGGACGGCCTTGCTGCGACGCTGGACGAGGTGCTGCTCTCGTTCGAGAGAGATCTGATGAAGCTAAATCGCAGGCTTCGCAGGGAGACGGATGATATACTGCATCAGATCCGTGATGAGTATGCGGAAACGAGCGAAGCCATTAGCGAACTGAATGCGGAGCTTGATAGTGTCGTCAAGGGGAACATCGGATGAGGCGGCGCTTTCTGTTCTAAATCAGATCAATCAGACGCAAAATCTCATCCAGTCGCTGCTCAAAGAGATGCGGGATGGGTCTGCGGAGCAGGCTTCGCTCAAAGCCGAGCTGAAGCAGCTGCGGCACAGCGTCTTGATTCTTTCAAATATCATCCGCGGCGGCGACGGCCACAGCAAGCCTCTTCTTTCTGAGGTGGAGGTCCTCAAGCACTCTGACCTTCACCTTGACAAGCGGATCTCAACAGTCTCAGATGTTCTTGACTCTGAGATCGACGAGGTTGCGAACGCCCTCTCGAAGCAGATGGACGAGCTGAGGCGCCAGCACGAGGTGTCGATTAGGTCACTTGAGGAAAAGGTTGAAGCGTACAAGAAAGAGAAAGATGCGCAGGCAGTTGTTGCGATGCAGCTGCAGCACGATGAGCGCAAGGATTTGCGGCTCAATAAACGCCAGCTGTTTCAGGTCTGGTCCACGATCATCATTGCCGTCATCGCGTTCATCTCGTCGGCGATCTCGCTTTTTCGAGAGTGACTACACTCCTCGGAGTATCAAACATTTTCGGTGGACAGGCGAACGTAGTTGCGCTGGCGAAGGATGCCCAGTGCTTGGATCTGAGCTAAGGAGCTATCATGGCAGTTCGGGTATCCTTTGAAATTGATCTGCGTGTTTCTGAAAATACGCAAGCACTAAGCGAGCTGGGCAAGACACCCCCGTGGAAGGGAAAGTCAGACGTCCTCGACAACGGGGGCTCCTGGCGTCAGCGCATCCTGGCGGGCGCAACCGACGTCGCCATTGACCTGAACGGCTTGTCGAACGGCAAGCTTGTCGCGATCAAGACGACGCAGGAAATTTCCATCAAGAAGAACGACGCAGGCGGCGAAGCGTGGATCATAAGCCCGCTTGGCGTGGGCGCCGTCGAAGGCGTCTTCGTTGTCACGACAGATGCCATCACGGCTCTTTACGTTACGAACGACGGAGCGCTCGATGCCGAAGTCACCTTTTCGATCGCAGGATTGGTGTAGCTCCAATATTCCTAGTCGCTTGCGGATCTTGATCAAAAACGGTAGGTTCGGTGTGGCCGATCCTGATCGGCGAAGACATAGTTGGGCCGTGTGGCCCGCACGGAGGACGACATGCTTACGTTGAACATCACGAACACATCTGGCACAGACATCGCTGCGGGCGACGGCGTTCTTCCCAGCGCATTGAGCTGGGTTGACCTGGCCGACACTGCCAACGTCGACGTTGTGATTCAGGTCGGAGACCTCGCGAGGGTCGAGACCAACCACTCGGGCTTTACGTTTGGAGAGCTTCTCCAGCAGCTCAAGCAGCGTGGCATCTGCACGTACAACGTCACCGACCTCGGCGACGACGAAGATGACGGCAGCGTGGCGGACCACGCCGTCGCAACCGCAGCGGCGTAGCTTTGACTCAGGGGCCCCGGCCACAAGCTTGGGCCCCTGAGCGCGTTTGCACGAAGGCTCGCGAGGTCTGTGATGGCATCAGATTATCTGAAAGAATACAAAAGGCTTTCCGTCCCGCTCCTGCAGCAAATTGCAGAGCAGGGCGCGATGCCCATGGGCGGACAGGCAGATCTGACTCCCATCAAGAACAGGGCTCGCGAAGCGGTTGAAGCGCTCAACGACGCGCAGCGCGCGTGCGATGCCGGACGCACCGAGGATGCGATGGAGGCGATGCGTCGTGCACGATCGGTGATCGACATCGCGCTGGGAGCATCGCTTGGCACTCATGGCGCAGCGATGCCGTCCGGCGCGGGCGGCGCTGCTGGCTCTGGTGGTTACGGAAGGTACTAGTGGCCTCCGACTGGGATCGAACGTTACCTGATGAGGCGTTTGAGGCGCCGCCGGTCCTTGGCGCCGACGCGCATCAGATTACGATTCGGCAATGTCAGTTGGTTCGTCGCAGGCTGGTGACACGGGGCGATAGCAGAACGATGTCGCTACATGACGCGGTGAGTAAGTTGGCGCCGACGAGGACGCCACGAGCCATGACTAACGTGGCACGGTTACGTACTGGTCAGTACATTGGGATCAGAAAAAAAGATCGGGCCAACTTTGTGATTGTGAACCCAACCAAGGATGGAGATATCCGGTGGTTGCTTGCGCAGCGCCCTGATATGGCAAACCAGATCTCAGAGGTTTACCTTGTCGAGGGTGTTGTGATACGCAGAAGTGTCATCGACTTGCCGGTACTCGGCGCTGACGGAGCATGATATGAGCAGGCGGGCTACCAATCTCCTCGAAGAGATGCAAACCATTTTCGGCTCCGAGTTCGGCGCTGGTCGCGAAAGCTTGACCGAAAGCGTCGACGAGCTAGGCGAGGCCCGCGGACGCGGGATGCAGCGAGGCGCAAGGAGCGGCAAACAGAGCCGTGAAAAGCAGGCTGATGGCGATCGGCGTTCAGCCAGGTCGATTCAGGACATTGCACGGCGCACCGCTGGCAAGTCGAACGACAAGAGCAACAGCGATGCCGAGGGCAAGCTTGCTAAGTTCCGGGCTGTCCGAGACAAAGCGCCTGCCAAGGAGCCGGAGAAGGCCTCAGCTGGCAAGGCTGCAAGCAAGGCGTCGGCAGGGGCAGCCAGTTCGGGCAGTGGCGAGCGTCACTTCCCGTTCAAGCGCAGCTCCGACCTGGGGCCTGGGCCTCGTGAGCAAAAGCTCAAGCAGACGAAGTGCTGGAAGTGCAAGTGCGCTGGCATCTACAGCAGCGGTTGCACGTGCGTTGCCGTTGGCAAGGGCGAGAATTGCCCGACCGGCAGCAAGAAGAAGCTGAAGTACAACAAGGGCTACAAGACGAAGTACAACAAGGACTATCGTCAGTGGCGCGCTGATAAGTTCCACTCGCGCAGCAAGTAGCCGCGCTGCGGCACTTCCCTGGGTCGACTAAACAAGGACGAAGACGATGGATATTTCTCGGGTAAACGGTCTCCTCGATCAGGTTCGTGTCAGGCTTGAGTCTCTGGACGAAGACACGATGGAGCTTCAGGTCGGTGCGGATTATGAGAATAATCCTGATCGGCTTGCTGTCGCGAAGGGACGTCTGGACCATCTGATGCAGAAGCTTCGCGCAGGTCGCGAGAATTCGAATCAGATCCAGGCATACGGAACTCGCTAAGAGCTTGCCCTTTTCTGGGCCAGGAGCGGGGATGTCCTACATACCTCCGACCGTAGAGCGTGTAGCCAAGCAGATAGCTCGCGTCCCAGGCGTTGAGCTATCTGCTATTGCACGTGATGGAGCGGTTGATGCTGTTATTGAAGGCGGCTACAACCGTCCGCTGCGAGAGCAGCTCCTGGGGATGGGGCATCGCCAGATGGTCCCCGTTCGCGTGTTCTATCGGATGTCCGATGGGCGAGCGATCGGCGAGTCGGAGGCACGCTCGTACGAGGAGGCGCTAGAGGACTACTACACGGACGTGCACGTGTCCGGGTTTGTTGGTTCTCGCGTTGATCCTGACCCGAGCGAGTCTGGCGGTGACGCCTATGGGTCGTGGTCGGCAAAGGCCGACGATGACCGCGATGCCGTGGGGCAGCTGAAGCTCTGTCGTATCCGCCAACGGACGCGCGGGCGCCCTGTGGTGGGCTGGCGATACGGGGACAAGGCTGTCCGCAAAGGGGATAAGATCAAATTCAACCGGCCGGCCACATTGCAGTGGACGATGGGTAGAACGGTCAACGTTCGGCCCGGGGCCGAGGCTCACGTCGCCGACATGTCGTCTCGGACGCCCATTCTGTACGCGAAGATGGGTGGGCGGGACCAGATTGAGGTTCCAGTGCATGCGCTGGGGCATATCTACGACGTGATGACATCGCCAAGGCTGGAGCAGGTTGAGGCGAAGAAGCGTTCTGAGCTGCCCCCGGAGTTCCAGCGGCTTGTGATGGCCGTGGGCTTTGGACGCTTGCCTGGCATTGACGATACGCCTACGAACACCAAGCATTTCAAGGGCCCCAAGCTTCCTGATCTGCATGGCTACGCAGGCGTCGGCGAATCAAGCGAGTCGGAAGAGGACAAGCTGGTTGCGCCGCCCGAGAAGGCGGACACGATCAAGATTCGGAAGGGCGGAGAGGTCAAGCAGGTACTGCTCGGCCGTGACGACCACGTCAAGACCTTCTCAAGGAAGCGTCGATCGTAAACTGAGCGTCGATGGCCGCTGTCAACTCACTGCTGAGCGCATTTCGCGGAGGGCTCAACCCGAAGCCCGCGCGCGCGTATATCATTCCCCTTGATATACATCACGGTGACGAGCCGATCTTAGCTGAGCGAAGATCGTTTCAGTATTTTCCTCAGTCTATTTCCGATCAGCGTGCAACGAACTATCAGGCGAAGGTCATCCCTGGGCTGAGCCATCCTTTGTATCAATGGACATCTTCGGGTGCGAGAACGATCTCGTTCCAGGCTGTCTTCTCTCGCGATCGCAGCTATACTAAGGCCGAGAACGATTCGATCGAGGCGGGGGTTACGTCTTTGAGCAACCTGGGCGGAGACGCCCGAGGCTCACTGGCTGCGCAGGCAGATTTCAGAAATAGGAACAATGGCGTTAATGGCTCTGGGTCTGAGTCGAGAAATGTTGATATTCCTAGCGCCATTGCATGGTTGCGGTCGTTCTTGGACCCCGAATATTCGTCTGATGGCCACTCTACCTACGGGACGTCGCCAGCGCGTCCGCGCCCGCCTCGCAAGATGATCCTTGGGTTCCCCAACGTTCGCATTAACTGGGGCGTGCCCGAGCTTAAAAAAGACGAAGTCTATTCGATCATGACTCAGTGCGACGTCAGCTACGAAGGGTTCTTTGCGAACGGGGCGCCAAGGTTTGCGCGTGTTGATCTGTCGTTCGCTGAAATCATCCAGATTGGTGGCGGGATCAGGGTTCATGACGCTCTCAATAAGAGGCGGGTTGCATATGCCGGGTACGGCCTAAACGACCAGAGCAACAAGGGTACCTGATCGGTGTCTGTGGCCAAGAAGGGCTTTGGCAAAGGTCGGTCGCCTACAAAGTTCTCGTTCACGTATGAAGACTACGCCGGGCTTACGGGTCTATCTACGGAGGCCGTGAGAAAGCATGCGCAGCGTGGGAATTTTGATCCAGAGGATTTGGTTTCTGTACTTGAGTTCATTCAGGAGCGGCTGAAACGCAGGGGGCAGAGCGACGAGATCGAGGCTTTGCTGCGGGAGGCGCGCGAGCCTGCTAGATAGAGAGGGCGTTTATGGCATGGGAGTGTGTGCGTTGCCGTAAGAAGATCTTCGCCCCCCGGGAGCACGCGACGAAGTTTGCGGTGACCTGGAGTTTCGCCAAGGGCACGAAGACACTGAACGTTGACATCAAGAACTTGCGGAAAGTCAAGCCGCGAGCTACCGTTACACACATCCACTGCTCAGAGCCAGACGTGCCTGGATTCGAAGAGCGGATCAGACGCGCGCTGGGGCTGCCGAAGGCTTACAGCCATCCGCTCATTGAGGAGCCGGCGGTTTTGGATACGAACGCGGCCTGAGCGCAAGGATGAAGGAAGATCGACATGAGTGATTTCAACTGCCCGAAGTGTACGGCGAAGGTTCATGCTCGGCCCAATGAGGTTGGCTGCCCAGCATGTGGGTTTAACCGCCCGCATACGCATGAACAGGCGCCGCTGCCTCGTGAGCCTCAGCAGGTAGAAGCGCCTCCAGGCTATCGAGGCAAGTACCTCACCGAAGACCTGTAGGTCTTGAAAATAGCCTGGTGCGACTGTATGGTCGCGCCAGGATGCACAAAGGCGGTCCCACACAAGGGGCCGCTTTTTTTGTTGGGGGCGCTAAAGATCTATGGCTGATTTTACGTGGAACAAGGGACAGCGCGAGGCTATCGATCGGATCAGGGGATGGGCGGATAAGACGGCGGAGGGGATGGAGCTGTCGTTGACGGGGCCGGCCGGATCGGGGAAGACCAGTCTGCTGAAGGCGATTGTCCCCTTCCTGTCTGGCCAGAAGGTTGCCTGGACGGCTATGACGGGGCGGGCCGCTGTTCGGCTTAGAGATCTGACGAGCGAGCCGGTATCCACGCTGCACAGCGTGCTGTACGACAGGCCTCGCGAAGACAGGAAGGGCAAGCTCTGGTTTAACAGGGTCAAGCCTCCTGATTTCAAGTTCCTCGTGGTTGACGAGGCCTCGATGATGGGTCCCAAGATTTACAATGATCTGAGGGAGTTCATCATGCAGGGCGTGCGAATTCTTTTCGTTGGAGATGGGTATCAGCTCCCGCCTGTGCTCGACTATAAGGAGATTAAAGATCACGGAGAGGACTTTTCCGTGTTCCGTGAGGTTCCAGGCTGCGCACTCACCCAGGTGATGCGAAGCGACGATGGCATCATCAGGGTGGCGACACAGCTTCGGTGCGAAAATCAGGTGCCGAAGAAGTGCATGGAAGGCTATTCGATCCGAAGGTCTAAGACGCCTGGCACCGAGGCGGTCGAAGAGTTCCTGATGGATAACGACGACCACTTCGTGATCACATGGAGGAATCGCCTTCGGATGCAGGCCAATCGCCTGGTCCGTAAGCGCCTGGGAATGGATGGGCTGTTGCCGAAGCCGGGGGAGCCGGTGATGATGTGTCGCAATGGTCAGAGCGACGGGTCGCCGCCGGAGTTCGTTCTAAACGGCGAAATTCATTGGGGTTCCGGGTGGGATCGTGGGCCGAGCCTTGGGCCTGAGGTGCAGACGCAGTGGTTCTATACGGACCATGGGATTCGCGTCCTGGTCAACACGCAGGGCAAGGATGAGCCGATGGATGGCTTCATGCCGCACGTGGAGGACTGGAAGAAGTACATGTCTGAGCGCCGAATCAGCCGGACGCCAGAGATCGTACCCATTACATATGGCTACATTGGCACGGCGCACAAGGCCCAGGGCGACCAGTACCGCAAGGTTACGATCTTCCTCTCGCGTGAGGACTTAGCCAATGACAAGTTCCGCAAGGATACATACTTGCCCGACGGGTCGACGATGTCGTTCGCTACCCGTTGGCTATATACTTCTTTAACTCGGGCACAAAAAGAGGTTACACTGATTTTGGGGTCGTAGCTTGCCCCGCTTTCCTCCTCCAGGCGCCCATGCTCCCCGGCATGGGCGCCGCTTTCGTTTCGGGGCTTGGTGCGATCGGTGTCGGTGGCAGGAATCTCAGGGATGTTGTAGTGTTGCCGAGGTGAGATCGCTGGCCCAGCTATGCGAAGACATTCGTGACGCCGTCGACGATGAGGGCGGCGGGCGTTGCTTTGACCGGTCCCTTGAGGCCTTCCAGAAGGAGACGGGGCTTCCTGTGGATGGGCTTTGGGCAGTTGTTGATGGAGTGGTTGCTGGTGCAAAGCCGGCTAAGCTTTTGAATCGCTTGCATAAGAGCTGGGGTGGCGACATGAAAGACTGGATTCGCTGGTACAAGCTTGCGGCAACGAAGCCGGACTGCTCATGAAGGAGCTGATTCTAGTAGCGCTCGGAGCGGCTGTCACAGTTATCGCGTTTTTGCTCACGAAGAGCTTCGGTAGCAAGACCGTGGCTCCGGCAGTCGATACGCCTGAGACCATCGAGGCAATCGAGAAGGCTTCGGAGTTGATGGGTCAGCGCGTGGTGGCGGAGACCTCGTCGGAAGAGGTTAGGACGAGGGTCGAGGCGAAGTTGAATATACCTGATCCGCGTAAGCGGCTTGAGGCCATCGCGGCTGAGCTGAAAGATCTGTAGGTAGCGATTATGTCAATCAATCATCTTTTGGAACAGAAGACGCGTCCAGCCCGTGTTGACACGATGGATGCGGATCGCATCAACGCCATTGTTGAGCGCAAGTCTGGGGTGAATCCCAGCAAGCTTGCTGCACAAGTGACGGGCGAGCCTGTGCAGGAGCAGCGTGAGTCTGCATACGACGGGAGCATCCCCCGAGGGGCGGGCCCGGCATTCGATCTGATGCAGGCGCGTGGCGGCGGTGAGGAGCAGCGTCTTGCGGAGCGGGTGAGGGTGCTGGAGCAGCGCCTTGCTCAATACGAGGATGGCGAGGCTCGCGACGGTTCTCCGATGGGGTGGCCGCGTTCTGCGGAGCAGTCGACGTATGCCCCTCGTATCAACAATCCGAAGGCAAAGAAGCAGTCGCGCAAGATTGCGCGAAGGCAGGGCACTGAGCCCGATCAGGCTGACGGTAAACCAGATCCGATGCCAAAGATAGGCGCCGGCCAGAACGTGAATGCGGAGGGTAGAATGTCTGCGAACGAAATGAACATGCTTGGCCTTGAGATGACTGAATGGCGTCGGCTCGCTGGGCTCGAATCGCCTTACGTGAACCTTGTCGAGACTCGCCCTGCGGCTGGGTACCTCGCTGAATCGCAGGAGGCCTACGACGACGAGTACGATGATGACTCCGTCGAGGCAAGCGAGATGGAGGACGAGTACGTCGAGGCGGTCGTCGAAGAGCTTTGGGACGAGTTCTTGGAGACGCGCGGCCTGTCGACCGAGATGTTTGCGCGGCTGATCGATGAAGCGATTGCCTCGGAAGACCCCGAGGAGATGGACGCTCTGCTGGCCGTGGAAGACATCTTTCTTCAGGAGGTTGATCTGAAGGCACGTCTTCGCGGCGGTGGCAAAGAGTTGACGCCTGATCAGCTGGCGAAGACCTATGGTGTGCCGAGGAAGTTCGGCCGTGTCGTAGGCGGCTCGGCTCCGTCTGAGCACCCTTCGGAGAAACTGAAGCGGACGAAGGCGGCGTTGGCGGCGATCTCTGGCCCAAAGGGTGAAGACGTCGAAGAAGGTTACGACGTCGACGAAGAGGGCAACATGTCCTTTGAGTGCGATGCGGACGAGGACGGATCACCGGCGATCCCCTGGGACAAAGTTCGTCGCCACGTGGCCCGCGGCCGACGGTAAGTAACGCCATGGCAAAGAACATGCTTGGAATGGAACTGAGGGAGTGGAATTCTCTCTCAGGGCTGTCCGATCCCTATTCGTTGGAGCTTGCTCGTATCTCGGCGGAAGCAGGGGTTCCGCATGTTCTGAGCGAGCAGGCTGCACCAAATCCCTCGGGTCAGACGGGGCGTAGAAAGCCTGCCGCTACTGACACTCCGGCCATGGATGAGCCGAAGGCTCAGACGACAAAAGGCGATTTGACGCCAGATCCGGTGCCTTCTTTTGGGAAGGAGATGTCGCGCCTCGTCCCTAAGAGCACAAAGAAAAATCCGATCGGCAGCATGAAGCGGTTTGCTCTCGGATCTGCACAAACAGCGAGCGGCCTCGTGAAGGGCGCCAAGGGCGTCGTTGGCGGTATTACGAACTTCTTCAAGGGCGCCAAGGAAGGGTACCGACAGAAGAGGGCGCAGCACGCCACCGAGTCGCTGCTCCGCGTCTGGCAGGTGTTTCTTGGCGAGAATGGCCTAGAGCCCAGCGCGTATCTTGCGGTTGTCGAGGAAGCCACGGCTCGTGGAGACCGAGACCTGCTGGAAGGCGTTGCGACCTTGGATGAGATGTTCATGCACTGGTGCCGTGCAAGGCTGTCCGAGATGAGTTCACAACGGCCGCTGGGGGCTCTGGTGGAAGAGATTCGCCGCGAGGCGTCTCGTTAGAGAGAATGCTTAAACTGATCTCAACAGTGCTCCTGTGCTCCATAGGCTGTGCCAGCGCGCCGCCTGTGGTTCAATTTTCGGGCATTCCCGAGAAGCAGTACGTTGAGGTCAGAGACTTGCCAGAGTCGCCGGATGTTGACCCCGTCATCGCAGGAGCAGACTGGGCGGTACCCCTTTCCAGGGGTGAATGCACGCATCAGGACGGCATCCTGTTGTCGCCTGAGAAGGCCGTGCGTGCGAAGCTCTGGCAAGAGGGGTACCGATCGATCCGAAGTCTGTATGAGTTGGATCGAAAAGTCTGGGCAGAGCACCGCACTGTCTACGAAAATCGCATCAAGCAAGCGAACGGTCAGATCAAAGATGTGACGCCGAAGTGGTGGGATGCGAACGAAGGCAATATCGCCATGGCGGCCGGCTTCGTTGTCGGCGTGCTAGCAACCGTTGGTATCACGTACGCAGCGAAGTGAGGGAGCAACAGTGCTATTTGAAGATCTTATTCACGCGGTTCGCGGTGTTTGTACGGAAGACGCGAGCGGATTTGGGAAGAGAAAAGAAACAAAACGTATGGAGAGGAAGTTGCGACAGGTTCGCGGCCTCCGTGCGTTAGCCCATAAGCAGGGCGCGGTGATGGTGCGAGGTGGAGGCGAGGACTACGGTCGCGAGGCGAAGACCCTGCGCGCGGCATCTCGTGGCAAAACTACACTGGGTCCCAACATTTTCTCGCGATCCAATCGTTGATTGGCGCACCGCAGCAGCCTGGAGCTAAAAATGCTGACACCAAGATATAGAACGCTGTCGGAGTCGATCTCCGATTTCAATCGTGTGATGGACGGAATGGACCGGGTCCAGCCCAGGGAACCAGTCCGCCATGAAGACCTGGATGAGCTGGTCCGAATGGAGCACCAGCTCTACCAGATGACCCGTGACATCGAGCACGTGGAGCGAGCCATCCACGAGTCGGGCTTCCCCCTGAACGAAGCCGACGCCGAATCTCTGGGCAAGATGAACGATCAGGCGGCAGACCGCCTGCATACGCTCGCAAACCGTGCCGCACGTAAGCAGCAGCAGGCGACGGCAGGAGAGAATCCCGCGCTGGCGGCCAGGTTTGCAGAGATGCACAAGCGCCTTCGCGGCAAGGCCCAGGAGTACGAGAAGAAGACCAAGAAGTACACGGGCAAGCGCAACCTCGTGACGTCGATGGATCCGGCTCCGATGAGCCAGTACAAGACCGAGTCGACGGCGATGCAGTCGTTTCGCGTACTGGCTGGCCTCGAAGAGCGGCTGATGATGCCGCGCGACCCGGGCTTGCTGGGTGCTACGCGGCTCAACGAAGGCTATAGCCAGATGGCGCAGCCCTTCGACGAGGGCGAATCTCCTGCCCACAAAGGCAAGATGAAGGCGACAGCGGCAAAGCTGCATGCCCTCGCCTCGCGTATCGATCAGGAATACGCAGAAGATTCTGAGTACCACGAAGGTGGCGGCTCTCGTGGTACGAAGGCGACGAGGCAGCGGGCTCACATGGATCGCGCTTTGACTGGCTATGTCGCGAAAAACATGCACAAAGGTGACATGGAGCCAGGCAAGGCAAAGATGGCGCAGAGGTTCTCGATGCCTCGTGGCTCAGACCCTCTTGCAACCAAGGCTGCTGATAAGCAAGGTCGGGAAGATGGTGAGCCGATGCCGACGGTCAAGGGCGGCTTGCGAATTCGTAAAAGGCAGCAGGGCCAGTTTTTCCCTGATCTGCGCAAGGGTAGGCTGCCCGAGTCGTTGGCGCTAGAGGCGCGCACCAAAGATCAGCAGTACCGTGGGCTGCGCAGGGTGTACTCCAAGTCTGGTAAGTCGATTTCCATGGCGGCTCCTTCGGAGCGTGAGTTGAGGGCGAGAGCAGGGGCGGAGAAGGGTCGTGGATCAGATCCTGCCTATGCGCAGACGAAGGCAGATCTTAGACAGACTCTTCAGAAGAAAGAGTCTCTAGCTCTTGAGTCTCGCCCGAAGGGCCAGCGTGTGAGCGCTAAGAAGGCGAACCGATATGCTGCAGCGTTTCGCATGCACTCAGATCCTACTCTGAGCAAGGTGAGCCATGCCGATGCGAAGTCGATGGCGAAGAAGGCGAAAGATCGTGAGAATAAGCTGGCGCCGCAGTTCGTTAGGGGGATGAGGCTGGATGCTGGTTCTCCGAAGCAGTCCCCCGACAGGGAGGCCAGGTACCGGGACAGAGTTCGATACGATTGGCAGAAGAAGTCTTAACGCGATCCCCGTGCTTGACAATAAGGCGACCCGTCGATAAGACAGGGTCGCCTTATTTGTTTCAGGGGGAGCATGCCGAGGAGACCGCCGGTACGCAAATCCGTTCTAAAAGAGATCGTTCTGTCTCACGTCCGATGGTACGAAGCGAGGACGGTCCCCGCTCTAGAGTGGAACGTTGTCAATGATTACGGCTCGGTGACAAGGCGAAGCATCTATCGAAACCTGGCGACCTTGGCACAAGAGGGTGAGGTCGTTCGGATCCTTGATGAAGATGGCGTGCCGGGGTATGTTCGGGCCAGGCCGCCTCGATGGGATCGGTTTCAGCAGGTTTACACTTGATCTGAGGTGATGGGATGAGCAGCGAAGACGATAAGTTGGCCCCGCTCAATCAGATGAATTTGGAGCGTGTGTTTCGCGAGGCGACAGGGAACTTGACAGACAAGGAAGCGGCGGACGCATGGGCGTTCGTTGATGCGATTGAGACTGCCGCAAAAGAGCGGAAGGCAGTTCTTCGCGAAGCTCTCCTGGAACGTGCGGCCGATCATGGAGAGGCGTACGGCGATGGTCACGCCAAAATTGAGATGGACGGCGTGAAGGTGTTTCGGGAGAAGCGCGTTGCGAATCTTCCCGACCCGAAGCTGGTTGAGGCTCTGCTGAAAGAGGCGGGGCTGGAGTACGATGACGCGTTCACGCCTAAGCGTGACTGGGCTTTGGATCCGTCCAAGGTAGAGTTTCTTGCCAAGTGCGGGAAGCTCCCGGCGGATAAACTGGATGAGTCCAAGAAGGTCTCTTACGCTTTGAAGATCAGGTCGCTCGGTTCGCTGAATAGGCAGATCGAAGCTGTGAAAAAGCAGCTTGCATCTTCGGAAGGGGAAGGCTGATGCCGGAAGTAGAGGCGGAGCTGTTGGGTGAGTCGACGGATGCCATTGACCATCCCGTGGTGGTCGAAGACGACGAGGGCGTCGACGATGAGCCCATGAGCTATCAGGAGTTCGTTCAGGTCATTCGCGAGGACGTGCAAGCGTTTGCTGCAGATCTGATGAAAGAATATGGCGTGTTCGATGGCCGTGACATGAGATCTGAAATCTCTTGGCTGCTGGAGCAAATCGGGGACGGCATTCGACGTGACTTAGAAAAGGAGCGGAGAAATAGTAGACAGGCGGTGCAGAGTGCGTCGCGTCATCGTTGAGTCGCCCTACAAGGGCGCAACCCCCCAGGAGCTGGGGCGCAACATTCTGTACCTGCGCGCCTGCCTGCGGGACTGTCTGCTGCGTGGAGAGGCACCCTACGCCAGCCACGCCATCTACACACAGGATGGCGTGCTCGACGACGACAACCCAGACGAGAGAGATCTGGGGATTCGCGCCGGCTTCGAGTGGCGGCAGTCAGCTGAAGTTACGGTGGTTTACACCGACCTTGGTATCAGCAAGGGCATGCAGATTGGCATCGACGATGCCCGGCGTCGCTCCTGCGACGTCATTTACCGCTCTCTTCCAGGATGGGGACCCGAAAGGTCAGGGGAGATAACAGTACCTTGACAATACGCTGGTCCCTGTAATACACAGGCTCCAAGGAAAGTTTGAGCGCCGACCCCCCCCTGGCGCTCGACACCTTTAGGGACCCCGGAGACGGGGTCCCTTTTTTTATTGGCCATGACAGCGGAGGGTAGGCGCCCATCGCTGATCTGGGTATTGACAATGGGCAGATCGTAATGCTTTCTAGGTGCGTGGAAAACCATGGAACCAAAGCAGATGATCTGACGATTCAATCGCTGATTGAGCAATCGCATTCAACATCAAAGAGCAAGGGATGGTGGGATGATTCTCCAGAGGGCGACCCAAGGGTGGTGCCGTCGCTGCTGATGCTGATTGTGTCGGAGATCTCCGAGGCGCTTGAGGAACACCGCCACGGGCGCGCCCCTGACGAGATCTGGTACACGGCAGAGGGCAAGCCCGAGGGGGTCCCCGTCGAGCTGGCGGATGCCGTGATCCGAATTTGTGACATGTGCGGCAAGTGGAACATTCCGCTCGTCAGGGCCTTGGTGGAAAAGGCAGCCTACAACCAGACACGCCCGCATCGCCACGGCGGCAAGGTGGTGTAATTACACGCCCCGATCTTATGCGAAGATGGGAGCAGGCGTGCTAGTATCCTACAGGTATGCCTGCCAGCAATAAGCCGAAGCGGTATGCGGAGGCACAGCATGAGCTGAATCGGCAAGCCTTGATCGACTTCGGTAAAAGGCTTGCCGATATCGATAAGAGGCTTGCTCTTATCGAAGAGGCGCTGTCACGGGTTCACGGGTTGTGCGACAGGGCAGATGAGGTGTACGAGCAGCTGACAGGCGTAGCAAAAAAGCTTCAGGAAAAACTGGATGGGATCGAAGCCGACTCTTGACACCCTGGGAGAACACCCAGACGTCCACAGGTTTTTGCAGAGAAAGTACAGGCTCGATCGGTTTAGGGAGCTGTCGGCTCCTGAGGTCGTAATCAATGATGCTTTGAAGCTCATGGCTTCCAGCGAAAAGGAATTGGGGGAGGCCGGCGTCTCTGTTGCGACCGGGCTGTACCCAGCTTACTTTAAGCGTCGCAGGGCGAGGGCGAGCGAATGACGAAGACGCCGTTTGGCAAAGGAGAACAGGGAGAACAGGGAGGGCAGAGGTGCGCGGCCTCCGTGGACTACCCTGGACGCAGGGGTGCGTGCCGTGTCGAGGCGAAGTATCCAGACCCGGACGGAGTCCGGTGGTGGTGCGGGATACATCGGCCAAAAAAAGACAAGGTCATGGATGCGAAGGTGGTGTACGTCTCCCCAGCATCAGAGTCAGCTTCGCCTTGCAGTGACGGATCGCTGTCATTGAGCCCGGAGGAAACGTACGAACTGCTCATGGCCGCCAAGGCAGCACAGCAGGCGCTGAACGATATCGCCAACACACGTCCAGTGGGGTGGCAGCCGACAGACCCTGCCGAGAAGTATAGGGTGATCTTAGAGCACGCGTGCGACACCGCCCGCAACGCACTGCAGACGGTCACGTCTGAACTGTCGCGCATTACGAAAATGATTTGACGATGCCATCGGCCGAGGGTATCTTCTCCCAGTCGAGGGCCGCACCCCATTAGGGGTTTTGGGCTGTAGACCTAGCTTCGCCGCACCCGATCGGGTTTTGGGCACCGCTAGACGCACACTTTATAACGGTTGGGAACTTTGGAGGACTCGTGCGTCCTCGCGTTCTTGATGTTTTAGGTGACGACGTCGCGGCAGGTGAAGCTCTTACTGGTAGCCGCATGCGCCGTCGCTCATGCAAGGACGAGGTATTGTGATGGAAATCAAAGCTCGGTTTACGTTTGATTCGGTCGATCATAGCAAGGAAAACGAACTCCACGCCGTCATCTCGCTGAAGGCGCCGGAGGTCGAATGGCAGAAGAAGAGGCAGCCGATCTGCGTCATCCCCGTCGTCGACGTCAGCACATCCATGAGCGGAGAGAAGCTGGACTACGCCAGGCAGAGCGTCCTCAAGCTCATCGATCAGCTGCAGCCGGGCGACTACTGCGGTCTGGTGGCATTTGGGTCGAACGTGCACCAGGTTGCCAAGCCCAGGGAAATGACGCAGGCCCAGAAGGATGAGCTGAAGGCCAAAGTGGGCAAGCTCCACACCGAGGGGTGTACCAACTTCGCAGGAGGCATGCGCCAAGGCCTGGAATGGCTCAACGAGATGGACTTGCCCGAGAATGTTGGGCTTCGAGTGATCATGCTCACCGACGGCATGGCCAACCAGGGCGAGGCCATCGGACCCGACCTGCTACCCCTGTGCGAGAAGCTGCTTGGCCGTGGCACACTGAGCGCCTTCGGTTACGGCAGCGATTGTGACCAGGATCTACTGGGAGACCTGGCTCGCAAGGGCAAAGGCAACTATTCGTTCATCCGCAACCCCGACGACGCGCTCAGCGCGTTCGCCAAGGAGCTTGGTGGGCTGCTGTCGCGTTACGCCCAGGACATCGTCATCGACGTAGCGCCGTTCAACGGCCACACCATCGAGGAAGTGGTGAGCGATGTCGACGTCGAGGAGAGCGAAGGCAAGGTAAAGGTGTCGCTGCCTGAGATCTTGTCCGAAGAAGAGCGTCACATCGTCCTGAAGGTCAAAACGTCGGTGCAGTCCAAGGCTCTGCCGCGCGAGCTGAACGTCCTCGACGTCAAGGTGACGTACGACGTCGTGGGCGGAGGCTCGAAGGAGCATAGGTCCGAAGAGGTCAAGGCCAAGCTCAAGTTCGTGAAACCGGGCGAGGAGCAGGCTGAGGCCACGAAGGGGGTCGCTGGCGTCGTCGGCATTGCAATGACGGTGCAGACCCAGGTCGCCGCCGAGGAAGCGGCGAAGGCTGGCAACTTTGACGTTGCGCGCGGCCTATTCGAGGCCAACGCTGCTTTCTGCGCGCATCTGAATCTTCACGACCATGCGGCCGGGTCCCGCAACATCGGGGCGTACTACGCTTCCTCTGGGGAGTACAATGCAAGCGGAGGTCTGCGCCGAGTGACTCGGTCGGCTATGAGCCGTGGCAGCACGATGACGACGTCCGGCGACGCAGAGAGCGCGCAGGTTCTATCGGCGTTCTCCGATGGCATGGGCGCTGGTAGCAACCAGGCGATCAGCTTCGCGAACAGCGCGTTCACGGGCGCGCCAAGCCCCGTGGCTGTATCTTCACCCGACTCAGTGATCCTTGCCGAGGGCACAGAGAAGCCCAAGGCTAAGGCCGAGGAGCCGAAGAAGGCCAAGGGCGTCTCGAAGGCACGCAGCAAGCGTTGGTAGCATGAGCCTAAAGGGCGGGAAGGTGAATGCCTTCCCGCCCTTTCTTTATTGGCGGAAGATGGCATTCCGGTCGGCGGTCGTGAGGAACCACGTTTGCTGCTCATTCGCTGGCTCGGACACGTCGCGCTGCATGATTGAGTGTCCACGGGGAGGGTCGTGAGCAAGGCCGAAGGCTGCGTGCCCTAGCTCGTGCTGCTCGCGTAGCATCCACTGGCGCGTGTCGGCGAACGTGATAGCTCGGATGTATGCTCGGATTCGCCCGTCAGCATCCCGCTGGTGACGCGTGTCCATAGAGCCGTCTTCTGTATTGACGCTGCCCTGCTCGATGATGATGTCAGCCAGATCTGGATTGTCTGTCTTTGCCAGGCGTTGGCTGTCGAGCTGGACGTTCCACCACTGGATGGCAAGGTCGTGGCTTTTCTTGTAGTCGTCGAACTCGGGGCCAAGCGCCCAGAATACAAGCTTTGGGTTTTTGTCCCACTGGAGGGGCGCCGCGTCGGGACAGTGCTGGTCGACGGGGACATCTTGCATGTAGTGAGCGTTTCCGGCCGGGTCCCAGCAGAGTAGCTCCAGGGTTGGCTCGTTCTCTGATGCGGTCCTTTGCATTCGATAGATGATAATGAATATGGCGAAGACCACGCCTAGCGCTATTGAGATCCGCGCGGCTTGAGGGAGGTGTAGGAATTTTTTCGCTAGGTCCACGATAGCTCCTTGAGGCCTGAGGCTATGCCGCGATGTTCAAATTTTCAACGAATTTACGGCAATCTTCTTGGTCGCGGCGTCGCTCTTCGAGCGAGGTGTTACCGAGAAGCTCGATGTAGCCACGGCTGCGGCGGCGGTTGAGCGAGTCGGGCCAGACGAACCAGGCGTATTCGATGCTGTCGGTTGTCCCCTTGCCGGTGAAGCTCGGACGTTCTGGGAGGACGAGGCTGTCGGGCATGAACGACTTGAAGAACGGGGAGCGGTCTGCGGTGCCGACGAAGTTCAGTCGCAGAAGCATGACCACCCACTTGGCGTACTCTAGGCACTTGTTGATGATGGGCATCGCCAAGGAGAATGGCGGGTTGGTGATCGCAACATTGAAGCGAGGGGCTTCAGGTGTTGGCCATGAGAGAAAATCTCCGAAGCTGATCGTGTCGGCGAGAGGGAGCAGTTCGTCGCGGCAATCTTCACGCAGCTCGTTGGCCGTCCACTCGATGTCTGGGCGCAACTCTTTGGAAGCTTTGATGATATGCCCATACCCGGCGCACGGCTCAAGCCAGGGGCCCGAGGGCAAGTGAGTGTGCTCAAGGAGTCGCTTCGTGCACCAGGCGGGCGTCGGGTAGTAGTCTGATTCGTTGCGCTTGCCGCCGCGTTTCGTGCTGCTCATATGTCTCTGTTGTTAGTCCACCGCAGATCCATTGTCTAGGTATTTCAGCCTTTTAACCGACCGCAAAACCACTCCCCAGTAATTGACAATGCTTGAGGTGCGGGCATACCGTACGTCGATGACGGTTGAACGATCTGATCTGACAGTAGACGTGTCCTCGCTAGACCTGCCTGAAGGGGTGACGCGGGAGCAGGTCGTGCGGATGTTTAAAAACAGGCACTTCTTTCGAAGCGTGGTGGCCTGCTGGGCAATCTACGACGCGAAGGGGGAGGACTATACGCGCGGACTTGGAGATCTGGACAGGTCTGATAATTTCAAGAAAGCTGCCGAGAACAATGGGATTACGCCGTATCAGGCGTGGGGGGTGTACTTCTACAAGCATGTCTCTGCGGTTTGGCGGTTCCTGAAAGATGGTAAGCTGGCATCCGAGCCGATCGAGCAACGGCTGTATGACGTCATTAACTACGCCATACTGCTGCTTCTTTTGATTGAGACCGAAGCCGAGCAGAAGGGGCCAGGGCTGTGAAGTGCTTCGTAGGGAGGGTAGCCGCCATGATGAAGATCTGTTCCGAGGTTAATCCTCTCCACATGGAAGGGGTGGTTGTGGCGGCGGATGAGGAGGGGGCCATGGTGGAGGTTATGGATCGAGACAGGGGGAAGTCGTATTACTTGTTCACGCCATTTGCGATGATGCCGCCGAGGCTTCGTGCAGCCATTGGGGTAGGCCTGGTCGTGTACGTGCATAGCTGGTACGAGCCGGGCGACTTGAGCTGCATGCAGGTCAGCATGTCGACGACGAGCGCGGAGCTATTGCGTCATGCCGATCCGTCCTGAGAAGCGAGCGCTGTACCCGCGCAACTGGAGGCAGATTTCAGAGCATGTTCGTGCCAAGGCTGGCCAGCGTTGCGAGTGGTGCGGCAAGCCCAATCGGCGCACCGTCGCCTGCGCCGAGGGCGGCCGATGGCATGACATCGATGCTGGGTACTGGAGGGACGCTCACGGTCGATACATCCCTAAAAAGGACACGCCACGAAATACACGCACCGTACATGTCGTATTGACGGTTGCTCACCTCGACCATACGCCACAGAACTGTGATCTGAGCAATCTTCGCGCACTATGCCAAGGCTGCCATCTTCGCTATGACGCTCCGCAGAAGGCAGCAGAACGGAAAAAGCGTAAGGCTCAGGCAGCGTTGCCCCTGGGGGCAACGTGAACTACGCTGGCCGCCTTGTATCAGAACAGCCAGACTGTATGCGCTGTTTCATGGGGCTCGCTGGAACGATCTGATTTCTTTAGGATCTTCCCGGCCGCCGTGCTGGTGCGCGTGATTTCTATTGACCCGGCCGATCCGTCTATTACGATCTACCGTCACGTTGACGCTTTTGGGAACAACATCTTTTCGTCGGGCAGGGCTAGTATTTTTGGCTCACTTGGTATTCAGTTCCTGAGCGAAAACGTAATCGCAGCTTTGAAGTCCGTGCGAGCCACTGTAGTTGTTGGCTTGCAATAATGGCACCCAGAACGGCCTAGCTGGTCTGGGTAAGCGTGGAGCAGCGTATGACGGTACAGAATACGGGTATGCGGATCTTTCGTCTCGTACGAGAAGAGGACGAATCGGGTGTCAGCGGTGTAGGCGTCGTGGCAGAAGGCGTCCTTTTTTCGAACTCGAAAGCCGTGATCTCGTGGAGAACCATCCACAAGTCCGTATGTATCTACGATTCATTGGCAGAGATGATCGCAGTCCACGGCCACAACGGGAAGACGAACATCGTTTGGGAGGGCGAGGAGGAAGCTCCTAAAATCCCGGCGAAGAAGACGGTACTCGACGACGAGTAGCCGATCTGCCACGCCCGGCCTCGTTGCGAACTCGCAGTCAATTTGATAGGTTGGCGACGAGAGGACGGGCACAATGGCTGCAAGGCGCGTTGATATCATCCCAGGAGGCAAGGGCGACCTTGCCAAGGTCTCCGATTTTGATCCTGTCGAGATACGGCGAGGTATCAAGGTCGAGATGGAGCACACGAGCAGCCCGGCCATTGCGCTGGAGATTGCCCTTGATCATCTTTCCGAAGACCCGCACTACTATCGCAAGCTCGCGAAGATACACAAGGAAGACGGGTCCGAAGACCAGCTCAAGCAGATGCAGCGTGCTGCGTCGCGGCAGAGCAGGGTTGCCTACAAGCAGGAGATGCACGGCCGAGATGCCGACTCCTATGCCAAGGCTAAGGGCAAACTCTATCATCACGATCGCGCGGCGAAGCTCCATGATGACGTGATCGCCCATGCCAAGAAGCTTGGGCTGCATCCTGGGCAGGTTGTCCACCACGAGATGCTTCGCAATCACCATCGACAGATTGCATCCAACGTTCGTGGTGAGCGCGGCGACTGGGATCGTCGTGGCCGCAGCCGTAGTCAGGCCAGTAACGAGTCTGCGGACCTGGACCGGCCGCTGGACTGGCTTGAAGGGCTGTACGGGTATCTCTCGGAGTCAGACCTTGAGCGCAAGCTTGGGGCAAGGTTTGGGTTTGGTCTGAGTGGCCTGGACTACGCGAAGCGCAAGCAGCAAGTGGCGCG